GCGCCTTCCGGGGCCGCGCAGACCCCCGGGGAGGGGGTTGCTGGGGGGTGTTTCCGCAGGTCAGAGGCTTGCGGGCATGTGGGCGTTTGCGCAGGTCAGGGCACGTTTCGCGCCTCCAGCTAACTTTCGACCGGTTTTCGATCAGGTGTTCGATCCGCGGGCCTCGGCGCGGGACTTCGGCGCGTGGCATGCCTTGCATAGGGTGCGCATGTTGTCGAGTGTGTCTGTGCCGCCGCGTGATCGGGGTTGGATGTGGTCGGCGTGGAGTTGTCCACTGCCGGGAGTCGCGGTGTGGCCGCAGCTTTGGCAGGTCCAATTGTCGCGCCGGAAGGTGGCTTGCTGCAAGCGGTGTGGGACTTTGCGTCCTTGGTGGTTGCCCCAGCGGTGTGTGGTGTGTTGGGGGCATGTGCCGGTTGTGGTGAGTGTGGTGCAGCCTGCGTGTCGGCAGACCTTAGGCGCGCGTGGCATCAGATCGGTTGGGTGTCGGTGGTCCAGGTGTCGCGTGTTCCGTGTTGCCATGCGACGCGGCCTGGTGGTCGTGGTTGGTTGTCGTTTCTGGTGGCGATCATTGGCGTCTCGTCTGCGTGATCGATGAGGCTGGGCCATGTGTAGGCGATGGTGTGGCCTTGGTGGCGTGCCCATGCGCTGATTGCTTCGTCGATGGGTTTGCCGTTGGGCAGGTTGTTGAGCATGTTCGGCACGAGGTCGGCGTGTATGGCGATTCCGACTGCGTGGAGTAGTCGTCGGCAGGTGAGCCAGTGTGCTGTGGTGTCAGCGGCTTTGGCGATGCGTTGTTGGTATTCGCGGGGCCGTTCTCGCCCGAGGTAGAGGCTGACCACTGGGCTGGGCGCCACTGCTAGCGCTGCGTCGAGCTGGTCGCGGAAGTTGTTGCACGGTATGGCGTCGTCTTCGAGGACCACGAGCCAGTCTGTGTTGTGGCGGGTGAGGTGTTGCCAGACTTTGCGGTGGTTGGTTTCGCATCCGAGTGTGCCGTTGTCGATGCTCATGTATGCGGCGCCCACGGTTTCCATGAGCCGGTGTGCTTGTTCGGCGCGTTTGGTGTGGGCCACGATGCCGATGGTGTGGGTCATCGTGGCCTTATGCGTGTGGTTTTCACGGCGACGGTGGTGTGTGGTGTGAGTCGTGGTGTGATGCTGCCGTAGTCGTATTCGGGGTCGATGGCGATGGAGCATCTGACCCAGCCGCTGGATTGGATTTTCTCGACGGTGCCTTCGTGTTCGAGTCCGTCGAAGTCAACCCATACGTCGTCGCCGGGTTTCATGCTCCGCTCCATTGTCATTTGTGCCTCCACCATGACCAGGCGTTGCGTTCGTTGGCCTTGAAGACCGTCACCACCTGGGGTCCGTGGATGAGTTGGTCGGCGTGTTTGGTGTAGGCAACGTAGTTGAGTGTCGCCATGTCGCCGATGATTGTTCCCGGGGCGTCGTCTTTGTGCCAGACGCGCCGAAGTTGGTCTTCGTGGTCGGCGGCCATGTCGTGTGCGAATGCCATGACGGTTTCCCGGTCGCCGCCCACGATCCCCGCGTTCAGTAGGGTGCGGTCGGCGTGGGTGTCGATGAACTCTTGCAGGTGTGTGGCTTTGTGGTTGTTGCGCATCCAGTCGATCCCCACAACGGCGGGTTCGTGCCCGATGTACAGCTTCCCGGTTTCCATGTGTTCCCACGGAGGGGTGAGCATTTCGACGTCGGTGCCGTCTACGCACCACACCCATTTGACGTCGGGGTTGGCGCGGAGCCATTGGTAGTACAGGTACCAGCGCGCGAAGTATGGGTTGTCGACTGGGCTGGTGACTCGCTCGAATGACGCCTGCGGGTGGGTGAGTGGGTTGTCGCACAGCACGACGGTTTCACCTCCAGTGATGGAGGTGATCAACGTTTCAAGCAGTTTGACGTCGGGCCGCATGCGTGTGCCGCGTTGCGGGTCGGGCTTGCTCGACAGCAGGCAGGTGAGCACCACATGCCGGTCGGGTTCCACGATGGGGATGTGGTGGCTGCTGGTGTAGTGGTGCCGCCAGTACAGGTCGCCGTTGCGGGCGGCGGCGGCTTTGCGTTCCTCGGTCGGGACGGAACGCTTTACTTCCAGGTGCTCGTCCATGGAGTGGATGAGCTTGTTGGAGCCGCATACGTCGCCATAGCGGAACGAGGTGAGTCCGGCGTTGTAGATGCGATCGGACCACGATGGGTGTTCCCATCCCCAGCCGCCATAGTCGGGGTCGAGGCCGCCGACGCGTTCGATGACGCTGCGGTGTGCGTAGATCATGCAGCCGCGGGCGCCGGTGAGCGCGAAGTGGTGTCCGTCGTCGTAGACCTTCGTGACGTCGTTGATTTTCCGCCCGCTGGCCAGGTCGACGAACTGGTACATCAGGTGCGGCTCGGGCGAGTCGATGTAAGGCTGAAACCAGTTGTCGGCGATCGGGTAGCAGTCGTCGTCGAACAGGAAGATGTGTTCGCAGCCGTTGAGTAGTTCGAGGCATTTGTTTTTGGCTCGGGCGATGCCGGCTCGTTTGGCAAACCGGTACGTGGCACCAGGGAACGGTTGGTCGCTGGCGTCGTCGACGATGACGAGTTTGGCGTTGGGGGTGTGGTTGCGGATGTGTTCGATGGTCCGGTCGGCGACGTCGCGCCGGTTGCGGGTGGTGACTCCGATTCCGATGGTGGTGGCGCCGCTGGTGGTTTCGGGTACGTATCGGGTTCCGTTGACCACCACGTCGTCCATTTTTTCGGGGTTCCGTCCTATGTGGGTTATTCGTACCAGGTGCCGCAGGTGTCGCAGTCGGCGTCTCCGCAGTAGCAGATGGTGCGGTCTGTGGTACGTCCGGTTTTTTGTTCGCGGTGCCGGTTTCGGTGGGGTTGGGCCGCGTTGGATCGGCGGAGTTCGAGTCGGGCGCGTGTGGCGTCATCCATTGGTGTAGTCCAATGTTTTATTCATTTGTTGCCGCCGTTACCGGTTGTGACGACGATGGTTGTCGCAGCGGGCGTCTCGTCAAAGGTGAGTGTCCATCGGCGTGTGGCGGTTGGGGTTTTACCGGCCATCGCGAGGGTCGCTGAGTTTGAGAGAGCCGCCATGATCAGCAGCATCCACGGTTCGTTGGGGCCTGCTTTTTGGACTGTTGGAATGTCGGGGGGTGTGGTGGTCCACTCGCCGGGGTCGGAGTGCATGAGCACTTTCCCGTCAACTTCAATGTGGATCACTGTTCAGCTGCTTTCTGCAACGCTTTCGCGGGGACAACAACATCGTTGCTTGCCTTGTCGATGGTGATCGACAGGACAGGCTGGCCCGTGGGTGTGGTGCGAATGTTGATGACGCGGTGCCCGGTTGGCGCGTCGGCTGCTTGCTGGCGTAGTTGTTCGTGTTCTTCGCGTGTGAGGATCACATAGTTTTGGGTGATCGCCGCGGCGAGCGCTTCCGCGACCAGTTTCGGGGTATCGAGGTGCGGTAAACCTGCTTCTTCAGCGAACTGGCCGGCGAGTTCCGGGGGGACACTGACAGGCCGTAGTCCCGGCAGGAGGATCGGGAACGGTTTGGTGTTTTCGTCGCCGGGGTGAACCAGGTTGTTCAGCGTGCGGTTAAGGAAGTCCGTGAGGTCTGTGAGGCTGCTCATTTGGGATATTCGCCTGCGAGGCCGTCGCTGATTCTGTCGGCACACCCTTCGCCACCGATCGTTCCTGCACCGTCCTGAAGATTGATTCGCCACGAGTCAGGATCGATATCGTTGGGGACTCGGCATGCTTTGCCGCACGCGGCGAACCGAACCTTGTTGCAAGGCTCTGGGCACAAACGGAGGTGTAGCAATGGCACGGCAACTACTCCTGGCTGTTGGAGCGGGGTAAACGGTCAAGCAACTGGTTGAGTATGCGTTCAGCGGCGGCGATGATGTCCGGGTTGCCTGCCTGCCGTGCGAGTTTCAGGTTGAGGTGCGCGCCTTGGATGCGTTCGGTGAGCGTGCGGGGTGCGGGGAAGGTGCTCATGGTTGGCCTCCCCGGGAATGAATAAAAGCCCGAACCTGTGGAGGTCTTCGGGCTTTGGGCACACTTCACTTGCCGACCCAATGATGGCATATGAATCTGCATGTCGCAAGCAAGCTAGGGGATGTGGGGAGGTTGGCGTGTCTCATTCGAGGACTCCTGCGGGTAGTTCGTAGCCCAGAACGTTGGCGAGGTGCTGGAACAGTTGCGGTCCCCATTCGTGGTGGCAGTTTTGGCAGACGCATCCTGATGGGCCGATTTGGAGTGCGGGTTGTCGGACGGTTTCGCCGGCTGAGTTCTTCCGGTACACGATGGCGGTGTCGCAGGCTGGGCACGGGTTTGGGAGTGACCATTTCGGTGGCGGGTTGAGCATCGTTTTGATGGATTCGCACCAGGCTTCGATCCTTCCGGAGATTTGTTCGATGCCGTGGGCGTCTTGGGGCCGCCATGGGCGTCGTTCCAATAGTTGGAGGCGTAGCACCGTTAGTGGTGTGTGTTCGCGGGTGAGGTCGCGTTGTGGAACGGGGTATGGGGGTCCGAACACCCAGTAGCTTGAGGGTTCCCATGCTGCGACGGTGGCGTCGATTTCGGTTTTGAGTTCGACGGCATCGATGCAGAGGGGTGGTGAGGATTGCGGAATGCGGGAGGCGTTGCCTTGGGAGCCGGGGATTTCTTCGGTGAGTTGGTCGTAGAGGGAGTCGCGCCATCTGGTGGCACCTTCGGTGTATTCGGGTTTTGGGTCGATGAGCGCGGAGATGGCGTTTCCGAGTCTGGTTTTGGCGGCGGGGAGGTTGCCATCCTCTGCTGGTTGGGTCATAGGGTTTCCTGAAGTTCGTCGGGTGTCCACATGTTCAAGCAGTTGAGGCATTTCACCAATCCGTCGTATTCGAGTGCGAGCAGGATCATTTCGCAGGAGGGGCATCGTTCGCCGGGGATGAGCCTGGGGATTCGGGAGATCTGTTCTTCGATCTCGTCCATGCGGTTTTCGCGGTCTTCAACAGTCGGAGCGTCGCTTGTGATGGCGTCCGGGGCCTGGAATTTATTGGCGTCGGGACTGATTGGTCGTCGGGATATTGACTTGGGTCGAAGCTCTCCCTTGTTGTGGACTACGTGCGCGACGTTGTATCGCGGCATCTCCGATTGAATCGCTGCTACCTCTGCGGTTTCGAGCTCAGCGCGGGTGGCGAAGTGTTGCATCGTGGAGCGGGCGACTGATTTGAACCATGCTTTGTCGGCGTGGTGTTGGTTGAATCGGCTTCTCGGGTTGTTTGTGATTCCGATGTAGAGAAGATCGTCTTCCGCGTTGTAGAAGCGGTAAAGAATATGAGGTTTGTCGCTCATGGGCACCTCCAAGATTCGGATTTTACCTTGGTTATCTGAGGTCGTCTGCGGCTGTATCCGCTTGTGTGTTCTTGGGCGTCGTGTCGTAATCGGACGCAATCGCCCTGCCGGCGTACCTGCTTAGGACGGGGCATTCCTGGGGTTGATGTATGGCCAGGCAGTAAGGGCACGAGTGGTCCTCAACGAACGGCCCGTAGCGCTCGTCGGGAATCAAGGCGAATGTCGACGCATCATCCTGCGGCCTGGTGCGTATCCACCCGCCGTAGTCATGGTGCCACCGGGCGTTGAACCTATCGCGCCAAGCTCGATCGCGGTGTTCAGAGCTCAAATGCGGGATGTCGGTCCCTTGCGTTGAGGCCTTCATAGTCATTCCCTCCCTGCGGTTCTCGGTAATAGGAAACATGTGCGCGCTGTAGTAACTGCGGACCACCAGGCCGGATGGCGAACGGTCATCGATTCAACCCCTGATAAGCTACGTGTTCAGCGTGTTTCCACATGGGTATCGGTGTCGATCGGCTGGGTCATTCGTCGAATGCCTTCCTGAACATCGCTTCCTGTTCCCGTCGTTCCTGTTCGCGGCGTTCAAGCCATTCCGCTGCGCCGACACCGACCTCTGCCGGGACGTCGGCGAGGTGGGCGTAGATGTCTGCTTGGAGTTGGCAGAACGCCCGATACTCGTCGGGGTCTTGGATGGGGCATTTTTTGAGGGTGTTGGTGGCGGCGTTGAGCGCGTCCCACGCGGCGATCCACGCCCCCACACGAGCATCAGACATCAGTGATCCCCCTCCTGGTTGGGTTCAGACTGCACAATCGACCCGACATGGCCGTTCTGCTGCCGCCGGTAACGCAGCAATTCGTCACAGGCCTCAGCGAGCCGGCGCCGGTTCTCCCGCTGTCGCCGGTTGTGGTTGGTGATGATCCGGTTGTACCGGGCGATGACCCAGTTCAGGATCCATAGGGCGATGTGGGGGCCGATCCATACGACGAGAAGGAGGATCGCGACGACCACGAACGCGGCGGCGAGTAGGTCGCTCATTTGCGGTGTCCTTTGCAGTCGGTGGAATGCTCGGTGCGGGGCTGGAAACACACCGGACAAACAGGGCTCTCGTGGATGAATCGAGCCTGGGAAGCAAGAATCACAGACAAAGTCACGCGATCACCTCACCGCGACCCATGAAGAACAACCGCGGATGCTCCCGGTAGAGATCGCTGTCATCACAGCAGTCCTCATACAGGCTGTAGCCGAGGAAATCGCCGACGTGCATATCCAGATGCGGGGTGATCCAGTCCACGAAGGTTGCGATCTCGTCGCCGTAGTTTTTCAGCGATGAAGCGATGACCAGCTGGTGTTTGTAGGAGATGCCGCCGAATGGGTTTTTGCGTCTGAAGATTGGGGCACGGGACTCCTGGTAGACGGCGCCGCCGCCGATGAACACTGATGACCATCGGGGCGTGGAGAAGAACGGGTGGTCGTTGAATGGATGCTCGAATCCGGCGTCTCCATTGATGTTGTCGTAGAGCCAGTCCACGATCGAAGCGGGTTCGGTGGCTGGCCTATCGGTGATGTTGGCGCGGAAGTAGAACTCGGTGTACATACCCATCAGGGTTGGTCCTTTGTGTTGAGTAGTTGGGGCTCTCGGACGCATCCCACAAGGAACCCGACGAGCGGGGCGGCGAACACAGTTCCCACCACCCACGGGTCCACGCCGCTGTCGATCATGGGGCGTAAGACGAACTGCCCGTACTGGATCATCAAGATCGGGAATAGTGTCCGAGTCATTGGTTCTGCACCGCCTGCGCGCCTGCCCTGATTCCGTTCAGATACGTCCATGCCGAGTCGTAGGAGTGCGCGACAGAGACTGACGAGGTCATGCCATAGCGCAGACGAACCGAGTACCAGCCCGTCTGCTGGACCCCGCCGATCGAGTAGTTCGCTTCATGCACCGTCACGGAAAGTCCTGTCTCATCCCGGATAAGGGCAGCATTCCATCGCAGCTTCACCAGATCCGGCCAAGCCGGATCGAGTTCCGGTTCAGGGGTCCATCCATGTTCTGTTCGGATCATGCGAGTGTTTTCGACTTCTTCGAGGCTCATTGCTGGTCCTTTTCGGCTAGTAGTTGGGCGATAGCGATCAGAGCGTGAGTGGTCGCTGACTCGTATGCGGCTTGGCGGGCTTCTTCCCGTGCGAACTCGATGTGCTCGGCGGGGGTTTCAGGTGTTTTCGGCATTAGAACGGCGGAGCCCAGGCGTCGATGAGGACGTCGAACGCGGCATCAGCCATCGACCGCCACTGCACCTTGTGCGTCTCGGTGAGTGTGTCCCAGGGAAACAGTTTGCCGGCGGAGGTTTGTTCGTAGATGGCTTGCGCTGCCCGCTCAACCAGCGCGGCACGCTCAGGAGTGCTCATTTTTCCTCGCCCTCGGTAGGCGCGTCAGCAAGCGCGGCGCGCACTTGACGGACCCGCAGGTTTCGCAGCCGCGAGGGCAGCACGAACAGATGCACGTAAGCGTGGACGAATGCCGCGAGTGCGAGATGGTCAGCGCTTGTGATGGTGTCCGGCGCGTACCGCAACCGCCACTCAAGGCTGGTGGGATCAGTTGGATCGGGCCATGTCATCGTTGATCCGTCTTCACCCGAGACTTTCAGCCACCAGCGTTTGCCGCTCATTGTTCCCCCTCGGTATCCAGTGCAGCGAGAACGTCATCGGCGCGGACCATGTGCGGGGATGTGCTCCCATCGAACGCTCGGGCGATCTTGCGGCGCCACTTCTCGTCCTCGGTTTCGGCGCACAGTTCTCGGATTCGTGTTTCCTGCGCCCGGAGTCGTTCGACTTCGGCGATCAACTCGGGAACCAACGAACGCGCCTGGGCGATGAACTGAGAATCACGCGGGTTCTCGACGTTGACGGACTCGTTGTAGCAGTTCACCGTGATCACCGGGCGAGCGTGGGGATCGGCGGCGATCAGGTCATCATCGTCGTCCCAACGCCACGGCCCGTCTGTGACGCCTTCCAGTGCTGCTTTCCCGCGCTCTACAACATCGCTCACTTGTCTTCCCCGGCTTTCTTCTGGCCCGTCCACGGCAACGGCAGTCCGTCACCAGGACGACGAGGCACGACATGCAGGTGGGTGTGGAACACGGTCTGCGTGGCGTCCGGGCCGACGCTGGTGATGATGTTGGCCTGCAACTGGTGTCGTGCGACGTAGCGCGCAGCCAGGTACATCAGATGCTGAGCTACTGAGGCATCAGCGGCAGCATCGGCCGTATGGGGTTTACAGATGACCAGCACGTGCCCCTCGACCACGGGGTTCAGCGGGCGGATGATCAGCGTCTCGGGATTACTGTCATGGCGCTCGACGATGTCGAGGTTTGTCCAGTTCGATGCGCAGAACGGGCAATGTTCAGGCATGGTTGTCTTCCCCCTCGGGGTTCTGGTCGTAGTGATCAGGCATCGGATCGCGCAGTGTTGTCGCCAGGTGATAACAGTCCGGATCAGCCTTCGTCCCGTCCTGGTTGGCGTGGCACAGATACACCGTCCGCATCCGATCCGGAGCGACGAAGTAAGTCCACGACCCGAATACGGCATCGGCGCGGCCGCATCGGGCACACCGTTTGCCGTCGCTCACGCTTCCTCCAAAGAGTCCGTAGGGATGTAGAGCACGCGGGCGGGAAGGAAGTCGATAAGGTCCTCTGGCAGGCTCTCGTCTTGGTCATCGTTGGCCCAATACCAGGAACCCCTACTCGTCTTCTGCAGGGCGCCTCCGTCGTGGGTGAGAATTACGGAATTCTCTGGGAGCCATTCGAGATCAGCAGTAGTCTCAACCCCCCTGGGGCGCAGACGCTCAACCTCGGCGATCAGTTCAGGAACGAGCGTGCGCGCCTGGGCGATGAACTCGGCGTCCGAGATCTTCTGTTCGAAGGGTGGGTATTCGCCGTCGAATTCGTCGTCCTCATACTTGTCGAGGTAGGCATCGTCATCCATTTCGGCGATCGACTGCTTGAACCTTGTGACACCTCGGGACACTTTGACCAGGCCGGCTGCGATCATGGAGCCGTTGGTCCCCCACGGCCCCTCAGTGGTGCCTTCCAGTGCTGCTTTCGCGCGCTCCACAACATCCCTCACTTGACTTCCCCCATCACGTAACTCGTTGGTCATGGTTTTCCTTTCTTGAGCCATTCCGCCCACCCCTGATCCACCCGTGCGGGTGCCGGTGTGGTGTCCGGGATGATGTGAATATCCGTATGCCCCGACGCGATAGCGTGGCGGTCCGCTTTCCACTGAGCGCAGTCTTCGCACGACTGGTCCCAGACACGGTTGCACTCCTTGCAATGAACCTGAATCACGCGATCGCCTCCCGCATGCAGTCGGTGCACCGCGTCAACCCACACATCGGGAATGCAGCATTGGTGGTCCAACCCAACGTCTTTCCGCACCTATCGCAGTCCAAGACATAGAACCGATCGCTCACGCCCTCGCTCCATCCCGACACCCAGCGGGCCTCGTGCTCAATTCGGACAAGCGGAGAGTCGTCTGCCGGGTCGTGGCAGATTCCCGTGACGGAGAAGACCTTGAGGTTGGCTTCTGCGGCCTCCCTGCTCCGACCCGTCCAGCGGTCTCCAGATTCCTCCACGGGAACCCATTGCTCTTCACGGGTGAGTCCTCCGAGGGCTTTGTCGATTTCCTCAGCCACATGCTCGGCGTGGCTGCTGCGAGGATGTGTACGTACGCGCTTGCCGCAACTGCAGAGACCGATAATGCGGTCACGGATTCGGTCGCGTTCCACACCGTCGAACTCGTGTTTAGCCACAACCTCGGCGATCACGTTTTGGGCTTCGCTACTCACGCTTCCTCCAAAGAGTCGATTGCCTTCAGAACAGATGCCTTAGCGGTGCCGTACGGGGGAAACCCTTCGGCCCATCGGCGTACGACCAGGAGGCTTGTCTGACATCTGGCGGCCACGGCCGTGATGCCGTACTTGTCTACTGCGGCTTTTACGGATGCCCGGAAGGTGTCGTCGCTCATGCTTCGCTCCATCCCGACACCCAGCGGGATTCAATACCGGTCAATCTGCCTGAACCGGGATCATCGACACCGGGAGGGAAAACCACGTAGGAGCGCATCGCAATCTCAGCGTTCACACGTGTTCCGTGGATGGTCCCGCCACCGGACTCGTGTCGTGCGATGTACTCAGGCCTGAGTCCTCCGAGGGCTTTATCAACCTCAGAAGCCAAATGGTCTGCGTAGTCACCCGAGAAAGTGGCACCGCAGCGGCATTCCTCAACCGGATAGCCATACTCGTCAGCCTGCGGGTGTGCGCGCACTACCTCAGCGATCACGTTCTGGGCCTCACTCGGCGTCGTCACGCTTGTTCTCCTTGCCTCGATCTGTCAGCCGCCCGAAATGAACCACCCGACCGGGCAGCGGCTTCCCCGGACGAATCGTGTTGCTACAGGGCTGGCCTTTGGGGGCTTTGCAGATGTCACACGACCGCGCCTCCTGGGCGGCCTGGACACGAGGATCATCCGCAGACGACACAAACATCGTCATGCGTCGTCTCCTGGTGTTGATTGCGGGGGCTGTGCGCCACGTGGAGCGACTTTCAGGGCCTCCGTGGTGTCACCGGACCCAGACGCGGCAGAACGGCTGTCAGCGATCCTGTGCGAATGAGCCGGAAACGCCTCCAACACCTTCACCACACGCCCCTTCTCATCCCGCACCACACACGGCTCACCGATCCCTGCCCGGCAATCACGACACGACACCCGCAACGCCTCCACATGAACCGTCGTCCCACGCCAATCCCTCACAGTGACCCCGCCTTTCGGACATTCGGGTGATCACACTTCTTGACCGCATCATCGATCTCGATATCCCCGAACTCATCACACAACGAGCAGGCATCAATGGCGGCCTGCCTAGCCTCGGCCTGCCGGCGGCGTTGCTCAGCCTCCAGCCGCTTGAAGTAATCCGGGTGCTCCTTGTCCCACTTGCGTCGCTTCATGCACGGGATGCAGTTGGTGGTCTCTGAGTTCGTTTCATGGTCAGGGCATTCGGGGCGGGGGGAATCAACGTTCGCGTCTACTGACGTAACCCCCCTGTTATAAGTAACCAAAGGAATAGGGGTCGGGTCGGGTCGGGTCGGGTCGGGGTAGCGGGACTCCCCCATGCTGTCCCCGGTGGACAGTAAATCCGTGTCCACCACCATGTCCCCGGTGGACACCTGCCCATCCTGAGCCACATAGTCGCGGCCCTTTTTCCCAGCTCTCCAGGTGGATTTCTTCTTTGCCTCACGCCTTCGCCGCGCCTCATTTTCAGCCTTGGTTTTCTGCCATTTCTCCCAGTTGGCAAACACGATTTCGCGAGATTTTGGTTGAGATTGTCTCGTTGTATCAACCGTTGTCTCATCCTTGTATTGCGTGTTGTCGCAACCCTGTTTCTGCCAAAGTCCTGCTTGTTCTTGCAGCGCGCGAATGAGTCTCGGCGTGCCGCCGAACCCCTTCACAACATCAAGGGGCACATGACCGTCCGTCTCTTCTTTCGCCGACCAGGCACCGCAACGAACCCACAACCCGACGGCCTCGTTGCGGATCCTGGAGTCGAGTTGCATCACCGGCTTACTGTCAGCGAACGCGTCATCCACGTAGAACCAAGGCACCGGTCACTCCTCCGTTTCGTATCGCGGGCAATCAGGGTGATGGTTCTGCGTTTTCGGGTGCCATCCACACAATTCGCAGCGCTGCATCGCGATCAATTCGCGGCGGCTGAACAGCAGGCGGATCCTCGGGTCGGTCATGAAGCGTCCCCGAACAGAGTTGGCTGGCGCTGATGTTCCGCACCCTGATGGGCTGAGACCGCCTCGTCGATGTCGGCCAAGACTGGCTTGAGCGTGTTGATGACGTTCTGCATCTCATCGAGCGGAAACCGGCGATAAAGCCGGCTCAGTCGAGACACCGCAGACTTCACTGATCGGGTTTCTTCGAGGACCTGGCGGATCTGTTCGATCTCACCGACAGTGACCTCACCGACCGTGACCTGATTGGAGAACCCGTATTTCTGGTCGCCCCAGTTGAAGTCGCGGCCGAGCGCTCGTTCGATCTGGCGGATCCGGTCCTGCAGGGTTCGGACCATCTTGTCGTTGTGGGAGTTGCGGGTCAGTTCGTCGTTGACTCTGCGCTCAACACGCTCCTCAACTTCAGCTGAGGCCGCTTGATAAGCCTCGTTCTTGGCGTTGCGAATGGCGTTCGCCCGCAGGGTGTCCTGGCGGGCCATGATCGATCTGACGGCGGTCCAGGACGGCGTGTGGTCTGTCTTCGTATTGGCCTTGACGTGCACTGCCATGCGGGTCTTCGACTTCCCAGGCGACATCAGACCCCAGCCCTCAGGCAACTCGCCTTCGTGGACGATCGACGGATCCGAGACAACCAACCACCACTGGTGGCACTGGTCGGCCCACGCATCGGCCTTGCCCGGTTTGTTGAGTTCGTTGAGCCAGTCGGCGCGCGAGACCTTGAGTTCGTGGCCGACGAGGATGCGGCCACTGCTACTGGTGAATCCGACGTAGATGGCATCGCATCCGCCGCCGCTGACACCGTTCCATCCGACCTCGGGGAGAAAGATCCCGCCAGGCAGCGGCGCACCGGGCTTGATGTAATGGCGCTTCAGAAGCGCAAGCAGGTCAGCAGTTTTCAGGTCGGCCATCAGAACGCCCTCTCCATCTCGCCCCTATCCTCTGGCGGTTCGTATCCGGGGCAGGTGCAGGGGCACCGGCCGTCGTGGTGCGGGCAGCCGCACAGCGCGCAATGGTGCACGACGGGGATGCCCACAGGATGTCCGTGTTGGGGAACAGTCTCGGGTCGATCTGCGACAGGTCCGCGCAAATGTGGTCCGTCGTGGGATGGTTCGCCCCGTGCGTCTCCACCGCAAGCTTCCAATGGTTGGCCGCCACCCGGACTTCGATGCCGGGGACCTGGACGGCACCGGTGCTGGATCCGCCAGCCCCGCAGAACATGTCCAAAAGAGTCAGCATGCAATCTCCTCAACCTGTGCCCTGTGATCAGCGAAGGCGTGGTGCCGGCGGATGAACGCCTCAGCTTCGTCCGTGCTGGTGAACTCAGCGGACACCGGGCGTCCTTGGGTGCGGGTGCATTCGCCGCACACAACAGTGATCATGCGGTACGCCTCTTCCTGTAGGTACCGCTGCACAGCCAGTACAACCCCGGGGGGCATGAACGGCCCAAGTATTCGTAGCGGCGGGCGATCGTGCGGGCAGACATACCCATGCGGTGCACTGCTTGTTCAACGGTCTCGCCTGAACGGATCAGGAACTCAAACTCTTCGATGTCCAGTTCCGCAATGTCCGTGGTGATTTTGACGCTCATGGGACCTGCCAGTGGATGTTGTCTCCGGGTTTAAGTACGGCGGAGGCGAGGTATTTCATGGCTTTGATGGGGCATTCGAAGGTGACTGGTTGTGGTCCTCCGGTGATGATGTAGTGGGGCCACGTCCCCGAAACCGTGTACATCACGCGTACCACTCCCGAGAATCGCTCATCCACATCCCAACGGAGAAGCGTTCTTCCACCTGTTCTCTGTTTCGGTTGAAGTACCGGAACGACACGGGAACGTCTCCAATGTTCCCGATGAAGCTTCGGGCTGCTTTCCTGGCGTCGCGCCTCCTGCCATACATCTCAGAAGTGAGAATTACCTGACCGTTCGACGCAGACACCGCCCACCAGAAAGTGCCCTTCTCCAAGTCCTCTTTCTGATCCACGTAAAACACAGGACGGTTCATTGTGTTGCCTCCACAGGGTTAGGGATTCGGTAGATGTTCATGCGGGTTCCTCGAAGTCGAACCCGATCTCGATCGGCTTGCTGAGTCGGTTGACGATGAGCGGCAGGTAGTCCGCTTCGCGCTCGATCGTGATGCAACGCTTGTGCTCGTGAATGCACGCCTCGGCGGTCGTGCCGGATCCGGCGAACGGGTCGAGCACAACACCATTCGGCGGGGTTACGAGCCGCACGAGCCAACGCATCAGGTCCAGAGGCTTGACGGCTAAGTCGGGTGCGCAACACGCGCACCCGCAACCTCCTGGAAGTACTGGCGGATGTCCGCCGGAATTTCATCGGGCCTAAAGTCGCGCATTAGCGCATCACCTCTATCGGGTTAATCGTTCGCGTGATCCGGTCGGATGCGCTGAGAAAGTCAGTCAACTTCTACACCGACCTCTTGGAGCCGAGCCCGAACGTGATCCACTTGCTCGATCGTGAGGTTGTCACGAAGCCGGAGCATCTTCGGGGTGTAGGTGGGCCGCTCACTGCTGTCGGCTTTCGCTTCGTACCGGAACACCGGAAAGAACCTCGACGCGCCGCCCTCGTCGTCATACTCTGCGCCCGTCGCGGTCATACCCCAGCCGTGACCGTTCGCGCCAGTGCGGGGCTTACCCTTCCGTGAGATGGTGATGCCGGTCTGCGCGTCGAGCTCGGCGGCCTGGTCCTCGTCGAGAACAACGTTCGTAGGCCAGCGTCCTTGAGCCGTGCCGATGCGGCAGGCGTCGATGTTCAGCGCCCCCGTACCGTGCTCCAGGACGTTCGCCGCCACCGTGCCCGCGAGAGGCTTGCGCGCGACCACGATGGGCTCGAATGCCGGTTTCAGCGCTGTGCCCCAGCCCTGCCACTGCTTCGCAGCTTCCGTTGAGGCGTCGGTGTCGTATTTCACCCCGGAGTGCCCTAGACCGATGACCGTCCCGTCACCCCGGCGGTCGGTAGACGCCCCGGCGATACGTCGCTCGTCGGATGTGTATCCGAGAAGATCTGCCAACCTGTCGCGATACTCAGGAGACGGTGTGATCCATTCGAGGGATCGTCCGACCGCCCGCGATCTCCCCTCCTCCCAGTCCCTGACCGAGGAGGGAGTGCACCCGATCCGCTCGGCCACCTCGTCTCTCGATAGCCCCGCCCGAGTTCTGGCATTTCGCAGGACCTCAGCCTGCCTTTGCGGGGACTCGCCCCCCGCCTTGTCGATGGCCTTCGATACGTCGAGCGACTTGGGGAACCCGCTGCCGTACAGCCAGGCGATGGAGTCACGAATCTCGAAACCGGCGTCCTCGATCGCCGACGCGAGCCGGTGCCAGGTGCGCGAACCGCCGAACGCCAACATGTGCCCGCCGGGTTTCAACACACGCAGACACTCGGCCGCCCACTGCGCGCACCACTGGCCGAATCGTTGCGACTCGACGCGTCGTGTCCGCGCAGCGTCAGCCGAGTCGGTCGGGTTGTGGTTTCCCCCTACGTGGTCGAACGTGTTGCGCTTCGCGGGCTTGCGTTCAACAAACGACTTCCCCGAATCCCACTCCTTGCCCATGAACCCGATCCCATACGGAGGGTCGGTGACGATGGCGTCGACCGAGGCGTCGGGCAGCTCGGCGAGCACGTGCAGGCAGTCGCCGTGAAACACGGTTACTTGGTCGTCCTGGTAGTACGGATTCATTTCGCTGCCTCTGTGGGAACTCGGTAAACAAACCCGTCGTCATCGAGCAACACCCAGTTGCCCCTGTAGAGGACGGGAATCTGGATGGGGGATTGGGTTTGACGAACAAGCCAACCTTCAGCGAACGCTTGCGCACGATAGGACTCCGCCCAACGATGACAAGCACCACAAGCCCACAGCCCGTTAGAAGCCACGTTGGTGTCGTCGCGGCGAGAGCCGCCAAGACCACGGGGCCTGCGATGGTGTGCAGTAGCGTCTGAGGCGTACTCGTTGCAGCGTTCACAACGACCGTGAGCACGCTCCCAGATCAGTTCCTTGACTTCCGGGGGAAACCCCGTGAACCGGCGACTCATGCGGGGGCACCGTTCTCCATGAGGTCGTCGATGAACTCCCGCAACTGCTGCGGCTTCGCGTTCCTCGCGGTCACCTTGTACTTGCCGTAGAACTGGGCGGCCACCGTCTTCTCATCGAGCGTCAGAGCCGCGCACGCATCGCCCAGCTCGTGGAGCAGAGCGTTGCGTTCAGCCACCGCAGGATCGGGCGGTGCGGGGGCGTCCGGGTCTCCCTTGCACCACAAGTCGAGAGCTGCGCCGAACCGCATGCCAGCGTTCCTCAGCGCGTCACCGATGGCTTCCTTGACGGCGTTGGGGCCTTTCTTCCCGCCGGCGTCGCCGTAGCCGATGCGGGTAACACCACAGATCGTGAGCCGGATCCACAGACCGCCCTGCTCATCCAGAAGCGGCAACCCGTTCTCCCCTACCGCGAACGGCTCCCACGTCCAAAACGGGTCTACATCGAGGAACCGGGCGGTGAGGTAGCCGTGGCCGACGAAGTCGAGTGTGATGCCACCCTTGGGCAGCTTGCCGATCTGGTTGGCGGGGAATGGTTCGCGGAGTTTTGCGAGCCTGTCAGCGTCCACTTCGGTCATGCCATTTCCGCCTTCTTGCGTCGCGCTCGTTCTCTGCTGCGAATCCGTCCGCATTCCCGGCAGCGGCGGAGACCGTCAGAGGACTTGTAGGTGTTCTCTGGGGTGTACTCGTGGTTTCGGGGGCAGTGAGTCACTGCCGCGCCCTGGCGGCGTAGGTTCTCTGCCTGGGTCACCTGCTCCAGGTGTTTCGGGTTGATGCAGTTCCGGACCCGGCATAGGTGATCAATCTGGTTGTCGCCGATGATCGGGCCGACCATGACTGTGAATGCCAGCCGGTGGGGCAACCACCCTTTGTGCCAGGCCCGAATCGTGCTTCCGTATCCGGCTGGATTGAGTGGTCCTTGCCAGAGCCAGCATCCGTTTTCGTCGACCTCGCAGCGGCGAAGGAGGCGGTACTCGTAGATCCACGCGGGGATCGGAAGGTTGACGCGAGTCGCAGGCTTGAAAGTCAGGGTCATTGTTCGATCTCCTTCAACCCGGACACCCCGAGAGCACCCCGAGCCAACAAACCAGCGATCGTCACATCCGAGTCATCCGACAACTTCACAATGGGATACGGAGCACCCTCAACAACATCGATCAACCCATCGATCACAACCCCATCGACGTCAACGAACGCACCCTTCTTAGCTGCGTCGTCCAGGAGTTGTTTGAGGAACGCGGGTCGTACGCGTTCTTCGACTTCAATTTCGGTGGGGTAGTTCGCTTTCACGTAGGCGAGCAGTGCCGTTTCGGATGTGACTTTGGCGGTTTTGCGGCCTTTCGCCATCGACACGTGTCCGATGACTTGGCCGGATACGACGGCGGCTTTCCGCTCCCCCGCCAACAACCCGAGTTGTTGTTTGGCTTCTGCTTTCCATTGCTTTAGCCGGTCTTCCAACCATTTGCACAACGCCAACGTGGCAGTCGGATCGCTCATGCTGCTGTCCACCTGTCTGCCAACCGATCCAACGACCCGATAACCGCATCCACCCGAGACAGGGCCTTGTTCACCACATCCAGGTTCAACTCCAGCGCTTCACGGTCCAGGAACTGCAAAGGCGGCCCCTCAGACAACAACTCATGCAAAGCGCACCGCGCGTCATCAAGGGCGGCTGCGCCGGCTTTCGCGTCGTCCCTCGCGGTAATCACCCGTGTATCAACAACCATCAGTTTTCGTCCTTGTCTCGATATTCGGAGCAGTGGCAGCGTTCATGCCCGGCTGGGCCGTGGTAGTTGGTGGCGTCACAACCCGTGTCCCACCTGCCGCGAAACTTGTCCCACTGGTAGCGGTGGAAAGACCGGTTATGGCCACACACGCACATCACGAAGCCCCCAACCAGCGGAACTTCTTGACCAGAGCTGTGAACTCGGCAGCCTGCTTCTTCGACCACCCGTAACCAGGGAAATACCTTTTGACCGTTGTCCAGCTCACACCCAACGTGCGGGCAACCTCGTTATAAGGGGCGCCGTCATCAAGCAAATATTGGGCGAAATCCTTCTGCTCCTGACTCAACGGAACAAACTGATCCGGCGACGCCAAACGGGCATCACCAGCCGCCCGAACCCGAACCACCGTCCGAGCCGAACAACCCACAACTTCCCCAATATGCTTGGCGGACCACCCCTCACGAGTCATCAACAGAATCGTCTGCACCTGCTCTGGGGTGAGCCTGTTCCCGTTGCTCATGCCACCTGATCCTCACCATTCGCTTTGAGCAGAGGCCGCCGTTCCCGCTCCGACAACCCCCCGAACACCCCGTAGTTCTCGCGATTCGCCAACGCGAACTCCAAGCATTCGACCCGAACCTCGCACCGGCTGCAGATCCGTTTGGCTGGCTTCGCGCTTTTACCCTTCTCGGGGAAAAACACTTCGGGGTCCACTTCGGCGCACCGTGCCAGGTCACGCCACGCATGCTTGTCCTCCACCGCTGCGGCGAGCATGAACGACAGATCGATCAGGGTCATGCAACGGACTCCAGTTCTGTGATCCACGCGAACGGGTCCTCAACATCTGGCACACCGGCAAGGGCAGCCATCAACAGTTGAGTGCGTTCGGTTTCCGGGAGTCTTGTCAGATAGGCCCACACGGGCAGGGAGTCACCGCTACGGATACGCCGAGACAACCAGATGACTGTTGCAGCGATACGGGATTCCCAATCCGTCTCCGACAGTGGGCATTCCTGAAACAGCCTGTCTGGGTGGGCTTCCATGTTGCCGTCGGTCGTGACCCACGCGTCCTCCCCGCACACCGGGCAGGATTGCAACTTTGCTGCAGGCAGTTCAGCCCTGTCCCGTTCGATGGTGCGGACCGTGCAGTGCGCCCTGCGCGCCAACTCCACTTCGGGGAGTTTCGGGCGCCGCCGCACCAGCATTCGGCGCTCTTCGGTATTAAGCCGCATGGGAGTTCCGTTCACGGCGCACTCCACAGCGAACCAATCGATGCTCACGCGCCCCACCTCTGCGCCCGTCGGCACTCATTCGAGCAGGTCTTCGCATACGTCCCCATAAACTCGCCGCCGCACTGCGTGCAGATCTTCAGGGACGGTTGTGACCGCAACGCATTCGAGGCGCGCTTCTTGCATTTCCGCGAGCAAAACCTTGCCCTGCGGGTGACCGGCTCGAACACCTCACCGCACTGCAAGCATTCCTTCTCGGTGAACCGTGCCGGTTTCACCGGGGGCAGCTCGCCACGCTTGATGCGGGCACGTTCCTTCTCTGAGAAGCCGCCCCACACGCCGGCCTCGTTGTGTTGCAACGCGAATTTGAGGCATGGCGCTTGAACGGGGCAGGTCCAGCAGATGCGGCGGGCGGCGTCGGCGGTGTAGTGGCCGGATTCGTTGAGGAACCAGATATCGCCGTCCTTGTGGGTGCAGATCGCGCGGGAACGCCAGTCGCTGGTGTGGACTTCTGCCAGTTGGATGAACGGTGAGTTCGCCACCTACACCACCCCCTGGTTGGTGAGGTGCTGCGGGCAGTACACCGATTCCGCAGCGGCGACGAAGAAAGCCACCTGGTAGGGCGACAGGTCACTGTTGATGTAGATCTGTTGGGCGATAGCCCCCTCGGGGACACCAACGTTGAGGAGTGCGCAGACTTTCCTGGCGGTGACGATGGCGTCGCGTTCGCTGTCGACTCCTGTGATGCCTTCGGATTCGATGACAGCAATGAACCTGTCGTTGAGACTGTCAGCTTCAGCGTGTGGTGCGGCGAGGCCGGGGCCGATGATGCCTGCGGCGATCAGCAGCGGCATCGTCCACCAGTACCGCCAATGTTGTTGGTGCATTACTACCTCCAGATCGAAATAAAGAGGGTGGCCATTGCGGCGACGAGCAGAATCAACGTGATGACCAGGAATCCGGCCAAGCCCCATTCGACAACATCAGTGGCGTTCACTCGGCCACCTCCTGGTCGATGATTTCGCCGTACCGGTCAACCTCGATGCACGGCACCACCACGCGCCGCGCCTTGGCCTTGTCGTCCAGCGGCACAAGCTCATCCAGCCGCACCCCCACCTGAAGGAACCGGGCCTCATCAACGGGCAGGCCGAGGTAGGCCAGAGACTGGCATGGGGTGAGCGCAGAAGTGCAGACCTTTGCCGCAGTCGCGCCAGTCCGGGTCCCAATCGGGGGCCTCGGGGGTCGAGCCTGGTGAGTAGTCCACGCCGCGGTCGGTGGTCCACTGCTGATTGACGGCTTTGTACAGGTAGGCGATACCGTCGCAGACCCGCACACCGTGGTAGTCACACCATGTGGCCGGGTCGGTGAGGTCAACGGCGGTCATGTCGATGACCGCACCCTTGGCATCCAGGGTGACACGTTGCGAATGCAGATGGACCGCAACATATTTGCCCGCCTCGACGCGTGAAGAGTCCCGCGCCTCGACGCGTGCAGAGCCCCGCGCCACGACGCGCGAAGAGCTTGAATCGGTGAGACGCAGCCACACGCCGGGAGCGGATTCGATATCGATCGCATCGGCGCGGTCCGCGAGAGCCTGGTCAAGTTCCTGCTGCGTTCTCACCGTTACGGTCATGCTGCTTCTCCTGTCGTGAGGTAGTCGTGCAGAAGCCCAACAACGGCGTCGCCGTTCATCTGCTCCCAGATCGTGGGTTCGTTCTCCCAATGGTGCGGCGGCAGGAACGGGCGGAACCATGACACACTCTCGGCGTGGATCAACACCAACTCCGCCAAGTCCTCCAGTTCCTTCAACAGGTCCAGGTCAGCCATGGGAGCGTTGCGGGTGACGGGCAGGTCAGCCCAGTTTGTTTGGTGGTTGTCCCACCATGAGTGTTTAGAATCTCGATCTAGCATCGGGGACGCCTTTCCTTGGTTGTGTGTTTTTCCGGTGTTAGGGCCGTCGCCTCCTGGCGTGGGGGTGACGGCCCGCTGCGTCAGCCGTAGATGCGCGCCAGAGCGGAATCAACATCCGCAGCGTCGATCTCGGTTTCAGGGTCGAGGTCGGCGAGTTCGCGCCACCGTGCGATCGACTTCCGTGTGAACTCGATGAGTGCGACGCTCCGTGCGGCGCTCCGTGCGGCGCTCCATGCGGCGCTCTCTGCGGCGCTCCATGCGGCGCTCCGTGCGGCGCTCCATGCGGCGCTCTCTGCGACGCTCTCTGCGGCGCTCTGTGCGGCGGCCGTTGCGGCGGCCGTTGCGGCGCTCTCTGCGGCGCTCCGTGCGGCGCTCTCTGCGGCGCTCCGTGCGGCGCTCCGTGCGGCGCTCTCTGCGACGCTCCGTGCGACGCTCCGTGCGGCGCTCCGTGCGGCGCTCCGTGCGGCGCTCCATGCGGCGCTCTCTGCGGCCCACGCAAACGGAAACTCACCCGTAGCCGACCGACGATGCATCTCAGCGATATCGCGGATCGCCACCGCGCCAACCTCATCAGCGAACCGCACAACCCCCCACTCCGGGGAATCCAGCATGTCAGCAATCCACAACGCGTGGATTGCATCTGAAACACCTGCGGTGCCGACAGTCTGCCAACCCAAATCCAAAACCAGCACACTGTTCTCGGGTGACAGGAACCCATCCAGGCCAGCAAGGTTGTCGTTGACCATCTGCACCAGGGAGGCCAGTGGGCGTGCTGAGCATTCCGGATAATCGGTGATTTTCGTGTCGCCGTTGATATAGGAGATGACGTTCATCGCGCAACCTTTCCCGGAGCCGGGTTGGTGTGAGCCTCGGGCGAGGCGAAGCGGGTGGGTGATGCGGTCAAGGTCAATGGACATTTGAGGTTCCTTTTCGTTGGTTTGGATGGGTTGCGTCTATCTCGGGGTGATGCGGAACGCTGAGACCAGGGAATCCGTGACCTGGGTAGCGATGCCATCGACAAGGTCCAGGACAAGCGGTCCGATCTCGCCCTCTTCGCCATCCAGGAAGATCGCCCGGATGTGCGCGGTGAGGTCTGCGCGTGACACTTCGGTGTGCTGTCGGATCGCGGCGAGTTCTTCCGCTGTCGCCGTGTCCAGGAACTCCCCCAACTCCATGAACTCGTCATCATCGAGGAATTCGCGGGCGAAGCTGAGGCAGTACTGCTTGGTGGAGTCGATGGCGTCGTGTATCCACTTTGGCGAGTTCGGCCCTACCTGCTTGTGCAGTTCGTCCCAGCCGTTGGAGGGTCCCGGCGCGGGGGGCGGGGGAACCATGCCCGCGCCGGGACCAATGTCACCCACGGGAGTGGATGACGGGTCTGCCGAAACCCGACGTTCGGCAGACGGTTCGTGGACTTCTTCCTCAGCCTCCGCAGCCACAAGAACATCCCCGAAATCCAGGCCGACATCCCGACCCAACGCATTCGACATGGCCTGCCGCTCAAGGCGCGCCAGCCACGGATCCACCACAGCACCCACCAGGGCGAGCCCGTCATGAATCACGTTGTTAAACCTGGCATTTAAACGCTCAACAAGATTCACTGGTTACTCCAATCCGGGCCGAAGGGGTGGGAATATCCCCACAGGAAGCACGCCGCTGTCGGTCGGCTGTCGTACAAGCCGTCCCAGAACGCACGCGGGGCCATCAGCAGAACCACCTGGGGAACCTGAGCGGCAACGACAACGGCCACGAGAATCCAGAGCAGACCACTCACGCTGTCTCCCCCAGTTCCTGCAGCCGGCACCGCAGCCGCGCGTTTTCCTCACGCAACGCATCCAGCTCCGCCGCTTCCTTCATCTGCCTGGCGTCTAACTCCGCCAACGCTTTCCACAACCCCGACGGACGAGTCACTTCACCCGACAGTTGGCACACACTCCGATGCTTAGGAGCAGACGTACTCACCGGTCCTCCGTGGTTTGTTTGTCTTCCGCCAGTTCGACGGGATGGCACGGCCCTTTATGTCCCCACGGCCGCCGACAGCCACCCGTCTGATCTGACGGCCCGAAGTTTTTACCCCACGGCGCGGGAAGCATTCCGTTGCAGATCACTCGCCCCTCGTAGTGTCCTTCGTACCCCGGTACTGGAAGCCAAATTTCCTTGACCATCAACTCGCCAATCTCCGCCGCGACCGCGCCGACAACCCATCAGCCAACGACACCGGTTCAACCGGCTCCTGATGGGCTACAGACGGGCCACCCGAAAGCCACTGCTCAATATGGGCGTCCGTCATCACCCACACACTCCGCGACAGCTGCTTCCCCGGAATCTCGCCCTTCTTGAGTCGGCGCTTCATCCACCGAACCCGGTCCTTCATGTGAGGCAGGTACTTGTCTGCCACCTGCTCCACGGGGTACGCCTCGATCATCTCGCTCCCCCTTTCGGTTTCGACACAAACAGTGGTTTCTTCGGTTTCGGCCAGTGCTGCACCTTCGGCCGCGGCCTCGCGTGGAAAGTCATGTCAGCCTCATCGCGTTTCGGATGATGGTGAGCTGATCTATCAGGTCCGTGAGTTCATCGGCGGTGAGAAGGACATCGGCGTCATTTCGGTAACCGGCAACATTGAGGTAGGCCAGGTCGGTTCCGTCGTAGTTCCCTAGACCGATGGTCACACCGCCGTGTGACTTTTTGATCAGACGCTGAGGTTTTGAGTAGAAAGAGAAGCTCATGATTCGGGCCACACAATCCGGCTGGAACGCTCAACCACCGCAGTAGCCCCATAGGACTCGAGAAGGTCAGCCCGCTTCTTCGCTGTCGAGTGCGACCCGTACACCTTGTTGGTTACCGGCCACACGAACTCGTCGGTGCCGAGGATCTGTGTGTAGTTGCCGCGAGGACGCCAACCAGGTGGCTGCCAGCCGGGAGTGGGGACCCAGTAGTCAGCTTCCTCATCGATGCACTCGAACGCACCCTCGGGGTAACGGATCACGCGGACCCGGTACAGGTATTCACCGGAGAACTTCATGCCGGGTCACCGCCTCGCAGTTCGCGCGGCAACTCCAGGGAGCCGTGATCACCCACGTACTTCGTGATCCGCTTCCACGCGTAGTCCTGACCAGAAGGGGTCAGCTTCCCGACCGCATACGCATAGCCGTTGCGGGCCACATCCTTATGGGTGAACGCCAAACCGCGCTTGATGGCCTCGGCGGTCGCGTGCCCGGTGTCGCTGCGCTCGCCCCGAATGAACAACCCGATGTGCCCAAGGAACCGCAACACATCGGCCTGCTTGATCTCGATGCCCTGCTTGGTCCCCCACGCCTGGACCTCGCGGGCGAACTCCTGACGGTGAACATCCGAATCGGAACCGGTGTGCGCCTCGGCCTTCGCAACCAGCGGGGCGTCCCGTTCGATCGCCGCAGCCAACATCTTCTTCTCGGACTCGACGGCCACGAGCTTGCGCGCGGTGTCGGCGAACATCTCCGTCATCGCCAACAACCCCTCTGGCGTGGTGATGTCCGGAATGGCCGGCCGAGTCTCGGCCTCGCGGGTCTTGACGGCGAAGTAGTGCTGTGCGGCGGCCACAGCGGGCTTGCGCGGGTCGCCGTTCATGGCGATCAGGTAGGCGGCGTACCGGGTGACCGAATAGTCGATTCGCGGCCGCCCACCAGTCTTTTCAGGATCAACCCTGAAAAGGGTCTTGACGTTGAAGCCCTCCGCCGCCGCGGTGGTCTTGGCACGCTCGATGACCGGCTCGAAGTCCTGCCACCGCGGGTACGTCATCTGTTCCATGAGCCAGCGGGCGGACCAGCGGTCCTCGCCGCCCTGCGGGCACGGGATGCGTCCGGCGTCGAATGGTGACTGGTCACCGGTAAGCTGTAGTTCAGACATTTGAGCCTTTCCTCTCAGGTGTCTCTTGCCCTCACCTGCTGCACACAGGTGAGGGCTTTTTTATGCGGCGGGGTTTTTCTGCTCGGCTGGCCGCTCTAATACGGAGACGGGAACCTTGAGCGCGACGGCGAGCTTCTTGGTAACGGTGGCGTTCGGCCATCGGTCACCGTTCTCAAGCTGGGAGAGGTAAGGGGCGGAAACTCCGCTTTCGCGGGACAGTTCGGCGGATGACCAACCTGTGCGCTCACGGATGATCCGGAGTTCCTGCCACACCCCGTAGGACTGTTTGACCATGCTGCCAACTGTACTGCGAACAAGTGCAAACTGCAACAGTTCGCGATGAGTTCGCGCCAACAACGCATTGACCTGCGATGTTCGAAAATTACATGCGCGTAACTGCAAAGAATCGGCGCGGTGCAAGCAGTGGACTTTGCACCTGTTTGCACGCGAACATGTAGGCGTGAACGAGAACAAGGAACACCGCGAGGACTGGCCATTCGGGCCGGAACTCAAGCGGCACAGAGAACGCGCTGGGCTATCTCAGCGCGAAGCATCGCGGCGCACAACGCCACCAGGCGGCGACAAACCAGCCGTCAGCGCAGGACGGTGGAAGCAGTTGGAGACGGGATGGCAGATCAACAAAGGCACACTGATCCCAATCGGAACAACCGCAGCCACCGTGGCCGCCGCTGCCCGAGCCGTCGAATGGGATGTGACCGAAGCCCTGGCGATAGCCGGATTTCAGCAGTCAGATATTCCGCCGCCGCCACCTGAGCCAGCGATAGGCCGCTACTCAGATGACGAACTTCTCGCCGAAGTCCGGCGACGATTACAGGAGGTACGAAATGTCATGGAAACTGCGCAGACGACGCGAACACCGCGCGAAACGCATCAAGACCAGGAGGAAGCCCTAGGCGCCAGGCCCGGCGAGTCGCCGCAACCGCGCCAGCCTAGGGCCAGCGAAACAGGCCCTGCGATCCACGCCCACGTCGCCAGGAGCGTCCGGGCGCGTCAACGCCGCAAGGACTAGACGCGCCCGGTCCAGCGACCACATTGTTGGCGGGCACTCATCCATCACGCTCAAAATCCGCGCCAGCAGAGTGTCGAGATCGTCATCAAACATGGGCCGCACCTACCGAAATGAACAACACCGGCCACCCCTCGCGACCGGATGCGTAGACGCTAACCGAAAATTGCCAGAGCTGACACAGGAAGCCCAAACATGGGAATATCACGATTAGATAACCGACAGTGCGTCACGTTTGCCAGCCCTCACCAGAAAGCGCACACACCACATGAACAACAACACCAACGCAGTCTCGCTGGGCAAAGTGATGGCCGCCGCGCTCGGCGTCCTCGCCCTTGTCGCCATCGTCTCCGCCCGTGGCGACAAGGACGACGACGCCACAACGCAAGCCGCCACAACGCCAACCACCACCACAGCGCGCGTGAACCCGTATCGGACCATCCCCGGCGACGGCTACCACAACATGGGCGGCGCCGACGGATACGACTGGGGCACCTACACCGCCACCATCCCACCCGACTCCCCCGGCTGCACCTGGGCCATCGTCAGCGTCTCCGAGTATCGCGGCGGCGAAACACTCCGCGAAGGTGAAGCATCATCCGGCACCGTCCGCGCGAACATCCAACCCGACGGGGTGTCGTCGTGGACCGGCACCATCAACGGCGACCACCGCATCATGTTCCGCACAAGCGGCTGCGGAGCCTGGACTATGACCGAGTGAGGTCCGCAAACACAAAAAGGCGCCCTACCAGGATCTAGATCCTGGTAGGGCGCATCTGGGTCTTAAAAGTCCCCCAACAATCCGTCCATAAACTCCGCCGCCACCCGCGAACTCGTCCGATCCACATCCGTGTACGTGTCCACCGTGATCTGAATCGACTCATGACCCAGCTGGCGAGACACAATCGTCACCGGTGTCCCGCCCGTTAGCTGCCACGACGCATACGTGTGCCGCAAATCGTGCGGAGTAGGCCGCGGAACCAGACCAGCCTTCTCCACAGCCGGATTCCACACCCTACGCAGAAACCCCGGATACCTGACCGGTCCACCATCGGTATTGACGAAAACAAACTCGTTCGACAAGTCCAGCCGCTCCAACAGCCTGGCCGGCACATCCACCGTGCGGCGGGACCGTTTCGTCTTCGGCGGCCCCAACACATACCCGGCAGACGAGTACTTCCACGCCTGCCGCACCCTGATCGTGGACGTCTCCAAATCCACATGCTTAGGCTGCAGGGCCGACACCTCACCCCACCGCAAACCGGTCGACACCATGAACTGAACCATCATCTTCCAGTGAGGTGTCACCGCGTCGCGGAGCCGGTCGAACTCGGCGTGGGTGAGCATGCGGATCTCGTCGTCGTCCTCAGCGTCCCCGCGGGGCAGGCGTCGGCCCGACGCAGGGTTGGTGGACAAGTATCGGGGGACGGCGGCGTTCAGTGCCCCCGATAGGAACCCGTATTTGTTGCGGAGGGTTTTCGGGGCGTGCCCGTTGCCGTCGCGGCCGCCGGTGGTTTCCATGACCTTCACCCAGCGGGCGATGTCCTCTTCGGAGAGCTTCGACAAGGGGATGTCGCCGAGGTTGGGTTCGATGTCGTTGGCGAGGTACTGCTCGTACTTGTCGATCGTGTACTGCTCGACGCCGGTGAGGTGGTCGATGTGGTGCCGGATCCATTCGGCGACGGTCAGCTCGGACTTGGTTCCTCGCGGTGCGGGGTTGATGCCGTGCATCTCCAGGGCGCGTGCAGCACCGTGGGCGTCGACGGCGGCGGCGAAGGCGTCTGCTGCTTTGCGATTGTCGAAGGTGAGTGCGCCTTGTGCGCTTCCTCTGCCGCCGAACCGGTAGGAGACCAGGTAGGCGGTGGTTCCGTCTTTGCGGACCCGTTCACGCACTGATGCCATACCCGGATTCTATCCGTTGTGATGTCATCGGTGCTGTCAGATTCTGGGCGATTCGCTGACCTGCGGTTTTGGGTGGAGCTAAGGGGATTCGAACCCCTTCGTATCGTGGGGAAATGGGCGTTTACCTGCGAAAAAACACCCGTGTGGTTCTGTTCCGACCTTTTTAGACCTGTAGCGACCTGGGAAAACCTGGAGCCGTGTTGTCAGTGACAACACGGACAACACGGTCCCCTGAATAGACATGAAGAAAGCCGCCCCCTTGCACCGGAGAGTGTGCAAGGGGGCGGCTGCCTTCACAATCCGAAGATTAAGCCAGGACGTAAACCAGCAGCGCGACGATCATCCCCGCCACGACCGCCAGCCACACCGACCGCCACAACTCCAACTGCGGATCACTCACCAGACGACTCATCCCAATAACGGTTCACCAAACCATCGGTGACATACCCCGCCTGACCTATAGGTGTGATCACAGTCGTAGCACCCAAGTCCATGCGGTCACCGTCGATACGTTCCAACCCGACGACCACCACATAGTGGGCCACCTGCCAACCATCGCCCATCGCGTCCAGGCTGGCCTGGATCGCGCCGCGCACGGGATCAGCGGACATCACGACGCACCACCCATGCCTTGACCGCGTCCCACAGAAATCCCACCGTCACACCGTGATCGAGGAACGTACACACACGAATGTTCACGTTCAAACCCCCCGCACGACGCTCATGCGTTCCGGTTCGATGGACAGCCGCGAATGCGCGCCGCAGCTGGTGCAGCGGCGCATCGTGTAGGTCAGCACGTTCGCCACATACCGGCGCGGAATCAACACAGTTTCACTGCCACACCGGTTACACACCGTCAGCTTGTCCTCGCCGTCCACAAACAGCGCCGGATGATTCTTGATGTGCGGCCTCAGGAAGTCGTACAACCCCTGTGTGGCAATGACGTCGCCGGCGCAGTAGGCGATGAGACGTTCCCGGTCCACAGTGCTCTTCTCCGTCACGGCGCGTTCCATCGAGAACCGGTCATAGCGATCAGTTTTCGCGGGCAGCCCGACGATCTGGCAGAACGCATCCAACCCTTTGAACGGCGCCCCGGATTTGAACTCACGACGCAACACCTTCAGCGTATCCACCGTCTTGAACGGCGGCAGCGGCGGCAACCCAGCCTCGATGTGCAGGTCGCCTTTCAGCCACGGCACATCCGCCTCGTCGATGTAGTGCCCAACAACAATGTCAGCCTGCGCCAGCAGACTGTGCACGCGCCGCAGGAACCGTTTGCGGCCACCACGGTCCCATTCCGCGAGTTGAATGACCTCCGCGTCGTGGTACCACTTGGCGCACACGATCGTGGTGCGCGGCATGCGGGTCACCGTCTCGTACTGCACATACCGGTTCTTCAGGTCGCCCCTGTCCCACCAGTATTGTTCGGTGATGCCGGGGAGCCGTTCGACGTCGAGGATCAGAATTTTGTTGCGCACACCCTCGGATATGCGGACCTGACGTAGGTCGCTAGTCAGGGACATGATGGTTCCTTGCGTGGTGCCGCCACGATTGCGGATTCATGTCGGGCATGCCGTGTTTGATGAGGACCCGCAATACGTCGGTGAACTGAACCTCGCCGCGTTTGGCGGACTCCACCGCCGTGTTTATCTCTGCGCGTTCCTGTTTCGACCGGGCGCCCGCCCAGTCGCATGCGGGGCATGTGCGGGGTTGCAGGCCCGCGAGATCGGCCAGTAGTGACATTCGTGCGCCCTTCTTTCCTGGTGGTTACCGGTCGCGGCGTTTGTCGCCTTCGATTCGTTCCAGTCGTTCGGTTCGCAGCTCCTCCCGCAGTCCGCTAATGTCCCGTTGGATCTGTTTGAAGCCGTCGCGCACCAGATCGCGTATCTCGTCGAGGTCGTCACGCATGTTGGTGTCATGGGTGTTGACGGTCTGCTCGTGAATCTCATCGGTTTTCGCGTCGATCTGGCGTGCGCGCTCCCGGCCTTTGCGTTGGCCTCGCACGGTGAGCACACCAACAATTCCTGTGCCGATCGCTGCGATAGTGGAAGGTAAACCGATGATGAGCAGTCCTATCAGGTCGATACCGTCGTCTGGCTGGTATGCGGCGTCTATCGCTTCGCGTACCGATTCCCAGATCATGCGGCAGTGACCGCTCTAGTGGCCGACGCCGTACCGGGGTTACCGCGACGTTCCGCGGCGATCGACATCAGTAGCGACACCACAGCCGCGCCACCAGACACCGACAGCACCGACACCCAATCGGTGGACATCAGATCTACTGCCCCGGCTCCGAGTGTGGCGATTGCGGTTTGGGCGAATGTGCGGGCCGCGCGTTCGGCGGCGTCGATCCAAAACGAACGTGTCAACATGGCTTGCATTTCCCCTCTGATGGTTGGGTTGTCGGACAGCGCGGGGTCAGGTCGCGACGCCGCGCATCCACTCCACGTCGCCCGGTGTGGCGAACGTCGAGTAGTGCGGATTGGGGTTGGCGGCGAGGAACATGACGGCGTCGAAGATCGCCTTGACGATGCCGAAGCCCTCACCGACCGGGTTTCCGAACAGGGTGAGCACCCGCGAGAACAACGCGGTCGGGCCGCCGATCCACGAGTTCTCCGTGATGATCCGGGCGATCGCGGTCTGGTTCTTCCCGGCCGCGTCGTCGCCGACCTCGGCGAACATGTCTTCGTCGTTGGCGTTCTCGGCCCACCGGTCGGCGATACCCAGGGCGCGCGCGTCGAACAGCCGGTCCATGATGCCGTGGGTGCCCGGGTCGGGCGGCGACTGCGCCCACGAGCAGATCGCATCCTTCGCGCGGCGCGGGTTGCCGAACGCCAGGCCGCGGCGGAAGTCGGCCAGCCGGTAGTGCAGCGGCGCGTTCACGGGGATGACGTGCCGAGTCATGAAGTCGCAGAAGTCCTTGGCGCCGCGGCTGAACCCGATGCCGCCCCACGGCGTGCCCGGTGGGAACGGCCACATGATCTTGGGGCCGTTCGGGTTGTTCGGATCCACCGGTGTGCCCTCGATCTCGTGGCGCGACAGCTGCCGTACCCACGCGTCGATGCCGCTCTTGTCGAACGGCAGCGCCGCGGTGTTCCAATCGCCGATCGGCTTCCAGTGGCACACGCCCTGCTGTTCAAGCTGGCTCGCTGTCGATGCGCACGGCCCGAAGAACATGTTCGACTGGTGCCCCTCCTGCGTGAAGATGATCGGCTTCACCGGATCCGGCCTCTTCAGGAGCCCAACGTCGTACTTGAACTCCAGGTTCACCACGCCGGGGATGTAGTGCGGCGCCCCCGGTTTCCCTTCGCGGGTGTAGATCTGTTGGATTCGGATGACTTCGGCGGTGAGTTCCGGGGTGAACAGGTCACCATCGTCGAGGGTGTTTCGGGCCGGGGTGAACTTGCGCTTGAGCAGAGCTTTCAGTTCGACGACGACGGGGCTGCGGTCACCTTCACCGAGACCTACATAGACATCGTTGATCCTCATGACTGCTCTACTTTCTCGATGCCTGTCACGGATCCGAGGCAGGCGAATGAGCACGCCTGACTCGCCGGTGCCGCGTCATAGCCGTAAGGGTTGACGGCGCATCGGTTTAGGCCACGCTGTGGGCCTTCGGCATGTGACCAGTTTCGGCCATCACTGCTGCGGATTTCGAGACCGCAATGCTTACACTCGTCCTGCTGCCAGTCAGATCGGCCAAGCTGTTCGAGCCACTTCGGGTCTGCGCTCATTTCTGTACCGCCTTGGTGTCGTAGCAGCCTTCAACACCGAGCTTTTCGCCGATCGCGCCGACCGCGTCGACCAGCGTGCGGCCGCCGAGCTGCGGCCACAGGATCCGCAGTTGGTCCCACGTCTCCTTCGCGTAGTCGGGAGTCAGGACCGGGCCGGGCTGTTCGGGTGCGGGCTGGTTGAACTCGCCGCGCATCGCCTTCGCGACCTCGCCGCGGAACCACGGCATGTCGATGTTCCCCGGATCCCACTTCCCTTGGGCAGCACCGGCGTACTCCTTGTGTCCGATGACTCGGGTCGCGGGGTGGCCGAGCTTGGTAGCGAGTGCGGCGCAGGTGTCGCGCATGGAGATGATCTGCGCGTCAGGCCACCGCTCAGCCGGGTCGTACTTGCCGTTCGTCACTGTCGGCCAGGCGCATTCGATGCCGATCATGTGCCAGTTCGCGTTGTCCGTCGGCAGCCACGGATACGAACCGCGACCGGCATGCCAGCACACCCCGACAGCGACGATGGTCACCGTGCCGTCCGGTGCGATGTGCAGGTTTGACAGTGGGCCAGCGAGATCGGGGCGGCCCTTGCGGATCGACTCGGCGGATTCGCGGGAGTTGCCGGTGTGGTGCACCATGACACCGCGAATGTCTTTGAAGTCGCCATGACCGGAGTTCTGCCACCCAGGCAGCGTTTTCAACCGGTCCCCCAGTGCGGGGCGCAAGACTTCTTCGAGCCAAACAGGGTCGCCAGTCCAAGCCACAGGGGTCTCCTTCGGGGGTTGCGGTTGAGTTCCGAGTGCGCGCCGCAGCACCGTCCACGCCTCATCCCACTTCTCGGCGTACCGGTCAGGGAATGCGGACTGCTGGACACGTTGCGCGAACTCGCCGGCCAACCTTGGGTTGTTCGCGGCACGCCCATAGTCGTCGGCCAGGCGTGTGAGGAACGTGTTCGCGGCCTGGGGCAGGGTCATCATGTTCTCGGGTGTCCCCCACCAGGGTTCGCCGTTGGGTCCGGGCTGCTGCTGGAAGTAGCCCGAGGACCGGTTGTCGTCGCTGCGGGAGTCGTGCGGGTAGTTCTTGGTGGCGGGGACGCGGTCGTTGGCGGGGCACCACCACTTGCGGTTGTCGCCAGTTCCGGTACCGACCTCGGTGGAGATGGTCATCAGGGCAATGACAGTGGCGAGTTCATCGAGGCCACGGGCTTGGGAGACGGCGTGGACTTCGCGGGCGACCTGTTCGCGGGTGCGTAGCGGCTTGTCGGCGAACCAGGTGAAGCTCACCGTTTGCTCCCGAGGATTCCGCCGAGAACGGGGATGGAGCGCAGCGCACCGTCGATGATGTTGATGACCTGTTCTGGCAGGTTGGTCAGGTCGGGGAGTTTCGCGACGATCTGGTCGTCCAAGTTGGACAGGTCGGGCAGGTTCTCGGTGATCCTGTCGGCGATGCGGTCGGCGATCCTGTCGGCGAGTGGTCCGAGCAGTTTGAGCAGGATGATTCCGAGACGGTCCATGTCCGGGGTTCCTTTCGGGGCATAGAAAAACCCCGCGCACCAAGTGGGTGGCGGGGCTTTTTCTGGGGTGGGTTTAGAAGTAGAACAGGGTGTCGCGTTCGATGAAGAAGTCGATGGCGGGGTTGCCTGTGGCGAACATCCAGGACAGGACACTGGTGAGTGCGATGCCTCCGAGGAGTCCGGTTCCGAGAGCCCCGGCTATGCGTTTCACAGTGCACCTGCTTGGCAGGGGCTTGGTCACGGCAGCCTCCTGACCGTGACGCGGGACGTGTCGATCAGGTGCCTGCGACCTTGGTCGTCAGCGACAGTCAGGACGGTTCCTGTGGTGAAGAGGACTGTTGCGTTCCAGCCGGCGGGGCCGCGGGATTGAACGTGGATCTTCATGGCGGGTCACCAGGTGTCGGTGGTTTCGACGTGGTGGCGGCCGCCGCCGCAGTGGCGCACGCACTTGTAGATGTGTTTGGTGCCGTCCATCTTGGGTGTGCCGTCGGCGTGGGTGGCGTATGTCCAGTCGGCTCCTGCGCCGCCGCTGCCGGTGGCGCATGCGTGCTTGTAGATCTGCCCGTGGCCGGTGCCGTGATTCGCGCAGTGGGCGGGTGCGGCATCAGCGACTGCGGGTATTCCGAGGGCGAGTGCGGCGATTGCGAAGACAGTCGCGGTGGTGTTGCGTAGCATTGGTGGGCCTCCTGTTGGGGGTGGGCCGCCTGGCGGGGTTGGTTTCTCAGGCCTTTCGCCCCGCCGGGCGGTGTCTCAAGTTGATGACTCGAGTCTAGCAATGCTGGACGCATTGTCAAGCAATGCTAGACTCCAATTTATGGACCACGACGATCTGCTCGAACAGATCCGCGCCAAACGGCGACAACAAGACACCCTCAAGGACGACATCCGAGACCTGGTGAACCAGGCCCTCGAATCCGGTATCCACTGGGAGAAAGTCGCCGACGCTCTCGGCGTCACAAGCCGTCAGCGCGTCTCGCAGATCCGCCGAGGCACCCGCCAGTAAGCGGTCAGACCCATTCGATCAGGACGTAGCCGTTGCCGCCGTTACCGCCGTTTCCGGGGGTGGCAAACGAGTGGCCGCCACCCGATCCACCTCCGCCGCCGCCGTAGTTCCCGCCGTGCCCGCCGGTGCTTGAGCCGTTTGTAACGGACGCTCTGCCTCCCCCACCGCCGGCTCCAGGATTTCCCTCTACCTGGTCCCCGGCAGACCCGCCACCGTCATCCGTGCCTCCAGCGCCTCCTGAACCAACGGCGGAGTTGCCTCCGCGTCCGCCGTCTCTGCGCACATTCGAAGAGGTGAGTGCGCCGCCTCCACCACCGCCTGCACCGGCTCCGTCGGAGTTATCCACTCCTGGTTGCCCATCGCCAGAAACGCCGCCACTGCCCCCGTCAGATCCTGGTATGAGGACGGCTCCCGGTACACCAGAGATGACGCTTCCAAGGTTCCCTAAACCGCCTACCGAACTAGTGGAGCTGATAGACCCATATCCACCGCGGCCAGCGATTAAAGTGGCGGAACCTGATTGGAACATCGAGACGGTGGCCGGTGTAGGTGCCGTACCAACCCCAGACCCCGGCTGTCCGCCGATGCCGCCGATGCCCCGCTGAATCGTGTATGTGGCGCCCATGAGATCGCGTGGCACCCATACGCGGGGGATCTTTGAGCCGCCGCCGCCACCAGGCCCTCCTGGGCTATTGGTCGTAGAAGATCTGGTATACCCGGCGCGACCACCGCCCCCGCCGCCGACCAGGGTTACCCAGCAGCCCGAAGCGCCGGCCGGGACCGGCTCATCGATCAGGTCCTCGTAGCCGGGGTCTTCACTGGAGATGCTGAACGGCGTGAACGTGGGCCACACCTTGTCGTAGCTCGTGCCGTTCCACGTGTACAACTCAGGGTTGACGAACGCAGTGCCGTTCCACACTTTGAACGCGGTGGGGTCAACGAACGCCGTGCCGTTCCAAACTTTCACGGCACCACCACGTACAACACACCCGCCGTGCCGGTACCTGGAAGTGTGGTGCCCATCCACATACCCGTTGCGGTGCCGGATTTCTGCACCGACGAATCCGCTTTACCCAGTGAGGTTTGCACATCCGAAGCCAGCTTCGATTTCGCAATCGCCGCGCCGGTATTGATCTTCGCGTTGGTGATCGCACCGTCCTGAATCTTGGCCAGGGTCACCGAGTTGTCCAAGGGTGTCCGCTGGTCCGACAGGCGCGAATCATTACCAACGCACACCGTGGAACCACTACTACCCACGGGGATGCGATTAATGCTCAGCGTGCCCGACACCACATCGGAAGCATCCACCTGAACATCCAACTCGTTGGTCGCGTAGTAGTCGACGATCTCGTGGATCTTGTTGTCCAACTCCGGCTGCAAAGCCTCCAGGGCTGCATCGTTATCCGCCGCGCCAGCAATAGCCGCGCCAGTAGAGGTGACATCGGTAACATCGGCCAAAACGTGGTCGTGGGCGAGGTCGGCCTTATCGTCCAGCCCCTCATGCGCCCCTTCGATACCGTCCTCGATGTGGTTGAGACGGTCCGCCGACAACGGGGTGTTCGTCGAGGGAACGTTCTCCCACGACTGCTTCGAATAAGCCATACCAAACCCCCTCCTTAAGGTTGCGCCCGCAAACCCCTCGGCACCAGGCACGAATAACCGTCACCCGGAAGCACCGCGAGGGCGGTGTTGATCATTTCGGTGATCGCCGAAGACCGATCCAACACGGTCGCCGGGGGCCGCCCCTCGGCGGTGACCTCCCACCCGCCAACCACGCGGGCGGCCTGCACAATCAACGTGCCGTCACGGTCAAACAAGCCCATCATGTCGTTGCCGAACGCGACGATCTGATGATCAGTTTTGATGTTCAAAACAGTTCCCCTATCCAGGATTTCAGGCGACTATGCGGGGCGTCACGGAGATGCTCGCCCCCGAACCGGACACCTCCACGTCACCGTCGTCGAAAGCTTCCGAACCGACGAACGTGCCCGACGAGCTGGCCGACCAGATGCCGCCCTCCACGTAGGTGCCTGCCGCCACGAAGATTTCAACCTCGTCGCCGGTGTTGGTGCCCGTGGAGCCCGACGTCCACGACGTCTGCTCCCGCGCATATCCACCACCCGTGGCTTCATTCGCCCCTGTGGTGCCGGCAGCTCCGGTATGCACACTGATCCAGTCACCGAGACCGGCGATGGCGTCCGACGCTGCTTTGTGAGTTGCGTTGGGAATGCCCATGATTGTTTCCTTTCGGGTTATACGGGATTGAGCGGGACCGCCATGGCGGCCCATGTGCCCGACGAGCTTGTCGCCGTGAAGTTCGTGGCCGTCGTCGCGTCGCTGATGGTCAGGATCGGGAACAGGCCCGAACCCGAGAATCGGTTCGTTCCGCCAGAGGGTGTAAACGTCCGGTTCCCCATGTTGGCGAACGAAACGACTACCCGGCCACCGTCTCCAGGCGCGGACGCCGACAGGCTTGCCGAACCACTGTTTCCGTATGACTTCTGCACAGTGCCGGTGGTGGTCGCGTTCAGATACGAGGCCGCGACAGCGCCCACCCACCCGAAGCCGGTGGGCTTGTTGACCGTCACCTGCTTGGACCCGCCAGCAACACCATGAATGACATACAAGTGTTGAGAACCTTCGCCAGCGTTATTGTTTAGAGCCTGGCTGCCGATAAGCGTCATCGCTGATCCGTCGTAGGTGACAGAAGCGATCGTGTCGCTGCCCTGTACAACCAGTGACACCAGTACCGACGCTCCGGCGGTGGCCGTGTGGTTGAACGAGAACGTCGACGTCGCTTGCTGGGACATGGTTACCGCGTCGAACGCCACCGGGTCAACACCGTCATTACCCACGGCGTCCATACCGATTTCCGGGGTCAACGTCAGCTCGAACTCGCGGTAATACCGCTCCGCGCCGGACATTCCAACCTGCGGGGACAGTTCGATCCCGAAGCCCTTCGTGAACCCGAGTGCGGTACCCATGCCGACCTGCGGGTCCAGTTCGATACCGAACGACCGCGCAAACTTCGGCGCGGCCTCGAACCCCAGGCTCGGCGTGAACGACAACCCGAAACCGGGAGACTGCGCGCGCGGCGTCGGGAACAGCGACACCGACGGATACAAATCCTCGGACGGAAACACCGGCTCGAACGCGGCCGGACCACGCATCGCGATATATGGCGCGAACACCAGACCGAACGACGCCTTGCTGTGGCTGGCCGCAGCCATTCCCAGCGAGACCGGCACCGACAAACCGAAACTCGCACGGTTGTGCGCCACGGCGGACATGCCGATCTCGGGGGTGAGGGTGACGCCGAACTCTTGTTTCGGACCGCCGTAGCGGAATCCCACCTCCGGGGTGATGGTGACGCCGAATGAGACGTGGGACTCAGCCCACCAGCCAACAGCCACGCTCATCCCCCAATCTGCAAGTTCACCGCCATGCCAGCCCACCTGTTCGGCTGCGCCGATGTAGCGCTCACCGTCCCCGTCCTCGTGGTTGTGTTGACACACAGGGGCGGGGCGATCCCCGACTGCTCCGCGCGCAAGCGCGCCCCCAGAATCGTTGTCAGCTTGTGCGACGACACCCCCCCGGCCCCGGCCGAGAACGCCTGCAGCGTCACCCCGCTCGGTACCGTCACCGACTGGCTGTGCGCAGTACCGTTGCCGTGCGCGAACGTGGGGGTTCCCACGGACACAACATCATTGAATGAAATGGCATACGCACTCACCCAGCCCGGGCCGGTGGCCTTCATCTGGCGAGCAACGCCGGAGCCTGCGTTCTCCATGCGGAAAATCGCCAGGCCCCCATTCGCCGGATCGCCATTGTGCGAAACGGACCCGAGAAGTACACCGCCGGCGCCGCCATACGTGGCCGACGGGGCTGAGCCCGCGCGGTCCCACGCCACCACCGCGAACACCGTGGCCCCCTCGGAGGCCTTGAAGTTCACAGTGGCGCTACCGACACCAGCCCCAGCCCCCGACACGGCATCAAACCCAACATCCACCGGCTCCGGCGGCACCGGCCAGTTCTGGTCATTCGTAATCGTTCCGGGATACAGATACTCCGCCACCCGCACCCAAATTCGCGTGTAGCCCGCGGCCGGGGGGTTGGAGGTATTCGAGTTCTCGTGCAGCGTGAATGTCGCACCCGAGTCCCGCTCAAAGAAAATCGTGGACGACCAGCCACCCGAGAACAAACCGGGATGGCCGAACCATGTACCGAACGACTCTATCCCGTACCCGTAGTAGTACTCGGAAGGAATGTAGAACCCGTTCGCGTACGGGTCCCACCCTGTGGGATGCTTCCAGAATGTTGACAGCCACGCGTCATACGACTCGGGCGACAGGCCCATCGCGTTGTCCCGCAACGCCTCCGCGAACTTCGTGTAGTCGTTGATGTTCGTCGCCAGCGCCCCGGCAGCGTCGAGGAAGTTCGGGTTGAACGTGTCAGCGATCGACGCTGGGGGTGGAACTGGACCGATCGGCGGCCATGACGTTTCCGTCAGCCCAAGAGGGTCTATGATGTCTTCTTTGAAGATTTGCTTGATCGGCCGATGGGCCGGGTCGACAATCTCTAGAACCATCCCGATCAGCGCAAAGTTGGAGTTCGTATACAGGTAGTCGGTGCCGGGATAGAAATTTGACGGCCCTTTCATAGAGCCCAGGAAGTCCTTCGCGCCCGTCCATGGCCACGTCGGAAACAGCGTGATCCAGAGCGCGTTGATACCCGCCGTATACTCCGCGATACCTGACCGCATGGACAGCATGTGCCCCATCGTGATCGCGGTACCGTTCGGAATCCCCGGAACGTACTGCTCCAGAGTGTCATCCAGCGTGATCAACCCTTTGTCGACGGCCTGGAAAAACGCAATCGCGGTGAACATCTTCGTGGAGGAACCCATGCGGAAGTGGTCATCCAACGTCAACGGGCGAACCGTGCCGCCCACGGTGGTGCCATACGCCTTCGCATAGTTCCCGCGCGGACCGGTGATCTGCAACATCACCCCCGGCTGGCCGGTCTCCGCGCGGGACTCCTCCACAATCAAATCCACCATCGCCTGGTCCTCCGGCGACAACAAATCACCTGCAGTGTGCGCGGGAGTGGTGAACTCGTAGGTATCCGACGGGTCCGACAACCAGCCGGCGTTGTCCACCGTCTTCACATAGAACTCGTACGTGGTGTTCGACTTCAAACCGTTTGTCCCATACGGCGGCAACACCGGGTCGGGATTCAACTGAACGAAATCGCCCGAAGCGTCCTTCTCTTTCGCGTAAACGAAATACCCTTTGATTGTCATACGTCTGTTGCTCCAGACCACGTAATCGTGATCGTGCTGAAAGTTGAATCGACCAGCTCCACCAACGTGGGGGGCGTCGGGGGCGTCAAATCCGGGTCAGGGTCAGGCAGCGGGTCGGGCCGGAAGAACACCCAGCCGCCACCAGGAGCGCCATTTCCGCCGGACTGAAAGGCCGCCAACGAGCCCTTGCCACCGTTACCGGCACCACCAGCGGGCGCACCGTGGCCGCCCATGACCTTCTGGTCAACGCCGCCCACATAGTCCTGGCCATTGAACGTGAACGTGCCCGGGCCTCGGCCAACAGGTTTCGACAAGAACCCTTCAGTGGTACCCGCCGAGCCGCCCTCGGCGACAATGGAATACGTGTCACCCCCGGGCGTGGAGATAGACAACGTGGTGTTCCCACCGGCAGCGCCGTCACCAGGACCGCCCACGCCGCCAGCGCCCGGGTCGAGGGTGATGATGGCGTTGTCGCCGAAATGCTCACCGCGCACCCATGTGGTGGCGTTGAACTTCCCGGGCTGACCGGCCTGACCGTTGATACCCAAGGCCCAGCCTTGTGCACCACCACCACCGGCGCCCACCGCAACCGGGTCGATGTAGTTCACCCAGTTCGGAACCGGGAACACCGTGGCCGCGGTGCCAAGGTAGACCTTCAACGGATCGTGATGGTCGCCGCCGGAACCTGTATCCACGGCGATACTCACCCACGGCACATCGCCCGAGCGGGTCACCGACGCCTTCGCAATCGACGACGGCGGGCTATCCGGCGACGTGTTGTTTCTGGTGGCCGCCAGCGACACAATCTGCGACGTCGGATGATTCGGCAAGTCCGCCACACGGCCACGCACATAATGCGTACCGCCCACCGGGACAAGCTCATAGGCGTACGCCTCAGACGCCACCACGGGAACCGGGTCATCCAGCTCGTAGGAGATGAACTCCCCGGGGGCGGCCGTGCCGCCCAAAAGCCCCACGATGTTCGGGGAATGGTGCACCAGCGTCCAGTCGCCCGACGCCAAGTCGACCTTCCAGATGTTGACGTAGAACTCGGTGATCCCTGAAAGGCCGTAGCCGATCCACGACACCACGCCAAGCGGCATCGACTCTTCGATCAAGTCAACACCGATGAGCGAATTGCTCTGCGTGGCCTCCAGCCACGTCGTGACGTTCGACAGCGGGAAGTTGGACCGCTCCGACGGCAACAAACCACTATCGACGGGCTTGTTGGTCCTGATGCCAAGGATGTCCCACGAGAACAACCCCAAGCTGGCGCGCGAGGCGATCTCCTGCAACACGTTGAACAGGTCGGCGATGCCAGCACCAATACCCGGAAGGCCTACCAGGCCACCGACAATGCTGTTGACGATGTTCTCGATGGTTTCCCGCAGATTCTCGGGGCCGAGCATGCCCGCGATTGACTCCGGGGAGATGTTGCGCAAAGCGTCGAACAAATCCTCCAGCGTGTTCTCAACGGTCTGCACGCCGCCGCGGATCGCCGACACCACCGTGTCAATCGTCAACTGCACCCGGGCCAACAAGGTTTGCAGAATCTCCGGAAGACCCTCGACCCACGACTGCTGAATAACGCCGGTCTGCTTGACCTCGGCGTCATCCCACCAGAACGTGCCCGCAGTGGCGTCTTCGGTCACCACGAACCGGGTCTGCACACCAGTCACCCCAGCGGGCACCCGATACTCCCCCGACAGCTCCTTACCGGGCCACGCCAAGTTCGCGTCCTGGGGGGCGTACGCGTTCAAATCCACAGGGGGCTGTGCAACGCCGTCGATGTACGGCACCAGTTGCAACCGAATCGGCGCGCCCGTACCCACATAATCGTCGTGAGACACGAACACCCGGGCAGTGATTGTCTGCCCTTCGCTCACCGCGAAGAAATCGCCAACATTCTGCCCCGACCGCAGCGCCTTCAACGTGCCATCGGCAATGACCTTCGCCGCGCCAGTACCATCACCGCTGCGAGAATGCGACGGGTCCACAACCCAATCCGCGTTATCCCCCACCGACCCCTCAGGAAACTTCGGGGCAGGAAGAATGTTCGGCGATTGGTTTGATATGCCACCGATCGGCAGAATCGTCAACAAACTGGGCAGCAAATTGCGCAGCGGCGCAAGGATGATGTTCACCAACTGCGCCGCAGCCTGAAGCGGGTTGAAGTTTGGGCTGTTGAAGTCGATCGACTGGAAGAAGTTTCGAACGTTCGTGAAGAACTGGGTCAGTTCCTCAACCCCGCCACCCACAAGGCCGGTGATCGCCTCGATGATGTCCCCGAGAATGGGGATGTTCAAAGCCCAATCACGCAACTGGTCGAACGACGCCTCACCAGGGATGAACACCCCAGCGACCGCGCGCACCACCCACGCCAAAAACTGCTCGATGAACTGCTCACCAATCTCAAGCAGCTGCTGAACAGTGAACGGACGCTGCCACTGCAACGCCGACTGCTCCGGGTGAATACCCGGCTCAGACGGCACCGCATGAGCCCACTCCGGCAACGGATCAAACGATGACGTCATGACAGCGGCCAAACCTCAACCGAAAACATCGACGTAGAAGCAGAAGTCGTGTACGTCACCGACCCCGCCTGACGTTCACACCGGAAATAGATCGTCGCCGGTGTACCGGCCGCCACACGGTCAAACCCATCCGATGAGCCCGCCGCAGGTCCCGAAACAAGCGTCAGCCGCTCCGATTGCGCCACACCGGGGCACCGGCCGATCACGTTGCCGCCAGTCTCACCGTTCAACCGGGCCACCAAATCAACCCGAACATCCGCACCCTCACCGGTGACCACCGTGTACCCCTGCACACGCGGCCGCCAATCAAAAGGCTGCGCCGGGATCGACACCTGAGCCAAAGTCGAGTTCGCGTTACCCGATGCAGTGTTGTTGATCGACGCCGGAACATACCGGTCCCCCACACGCTGCGCCGCCAACACAAACCCATCAGCAGTCGAATTCACCACCGGCACCTGACCCGCAACAGGAGACGGATCAACATCCGTCGGGTCCCACACCGCCTCACCGTCATCACCCTTCGGACCCTTACGGACCATCGGATTCAGCCGGTACACACCAGGGCCGGACTCGCTGGGAGGAGTCAGTTCGGTCCATGACCACGTGAGCGGGGTCGGATCGTCAGCCTCAAGCTCTACCGGCTGAATCGGCCCAGTGTCGATGACCGCAGGCTGGCCCGCCGGCCCCTGGGCGATGGCGGGCACACCAACACCGATACCGCCCTGCGGACGCAACTGGAGGATCGCCGCACCCGCCGTAGGATCGACAGGAATCTCCACGATCCCCTCAAACAAATAGTGAGTCCCAGCAGGATTCAAGGGCCACGACATAAGGCACGCTCCATTCACATTGGGCGAGTTACAGAAAGAAAGGACGACCGCTGCTTATCCCTGAGGTGACAGCGTGAGGACCGACAACGTTTCAAAAATCCCCGTGATGAACCGCTGATGCTTCGCCAACGGGGCCTCCGACTTGCGTCCATCCCCCAACTGCGCGATCACCTTCCGCTCATCCTGGGAAACCCGCCACATGACGTTTTCGATGTAGTCAGTCACCATTCGGGTACGTGACATGAACACCAGCGACATCAGGCCGCCGCGAAAAACGTCCCGACCCAACGCATACTGGGCACCGTTGCGGAACTGCACCGTCGCCGTCGTCTTGCCCTGCGAATCAAACAAGGCGTTGATGAATGCGAACACCGTTTCGATGTTGTACGGCGCTGAGGCTGTCGGATAGAACCGCTCGATCGCCGGATGGTACGGGCCAACTTCGTCACGGCGGTCGTAATGCTGAATCAACTGGAACGCCAGGAAGCTGTTGTTCAGGAACCCCGACAGCAGATCGGACGGTATGCCGGTGAATCCAACAACGATCATCAGCGAGTCGATCAGCCATGCGAAGGTGGCATTCATCAAGTCGTTCAACCACTTTGGGCTACGGCCACCAATAATGTGCTGCCAACCCTCAGGTGTGTGGTCAGTGATCGTGCACGCATCGATGCCGGTGTCCTCACCCGGCTCGGGGGCCACGAAATAGGCGTATGGCTGCTCGAAATCCACACCCAACGCGGGCGCATAGAACACGCCGTCCATGCCGGGAACCTGCTTGATGACAGGTTTGAAGATGTCCCCCAGCGACCCGCCAAGGTCAATCGTGGTGCGCAGCACCGAATCGAGCACGGTTTTCGTCGGACCAGTGATCTGCGACCGGTCCACTGTGGAAAACACGTAGGTAGGCTGGTCCAGGTTCGCCCACCTGTCAGGCTGCGGATCACCTGGAAGCCACAAATCCATGCGGGTATCCACACCGTACGACTGGGTAACGTCCTTGATGACGGCCTGAACGGTTTCCATCCGCACTGTGCGAGCCACCATCGGCGACGTGTCCAGCAGTGGATTGGTGCGTGACACATACACCGGGGTTCGCAGCATGCGGGTGAACGCCTGGACCGACAGCCCGTCCCGCGACAGGGCTTGCAGAACGGTGCCGAACCATGCCCGGATATCCGGGTTTAACGACAGGCCGTTGTTGATGAACTCCAGCCACCCGGACTGCAACCGCAAAGCGCATTCTGCGACCATGTTCTCCACGACGGTTTGCAGCGCCCACACGAAGATCGCGTGCGAGAACGGCTGTGCCTGAATCGGCAGCCACCACGACGGCCAAATCACGTAGTAATTGAGGATGTCGCGGATACCGCGCAGTTCAGCGGTGCCGGTCCATGCGCTGTCGCGGTACTCGTAGGTGTGGTTCTTCGTGTAGAACGCATACCGCAAACCGGCTGTCTCGACGATGACACCGACCATCGTCTTTTTGCAGTCCATGAACAAAGGGATGAGAGGGCTGTTCCCTTTGAGGACGATCCGGCCGGTTTCAACATCGTTGCGCGGGTCAGCACCCGACGCCTCGATCAGGTCGCCACCGACAGCGCCCATCGGCTGCCAAAACTTGTCGCACACCGTGAACCGGAACGACGTGTCTACCTTCGATTTGCGTTCCGTCAACGCCCGCGCGGTTCGTGCGATCCTGTTGGGGTCGCCGGACTGGAGGGCGGATTGCCATGCGGCTGTTTCGCGTTCAAACTTCGACAACCGTCATCCCCTCCTTTCCTGGTTCACAGGCGCCCACAAATTCACCCCTCACCGAGGTATCGGCCGGGGCTTGCCACTCCAGTGGCTACATCGGGTAGCGGCGCAACGGAGTCCCCGAAAGAATCACCTTCGAGTCAGCGTTGCCACCAACAATTTCTGTCTTCACAAAGAACTGCTGCGCCGGTTCGCCAGGTGACTTCGCGGGGATCGCCGCGTTCTCACTGAACCGGCCCGACAGGTACTTATAGAAATTGCCCTGCGGGGGAACAATCCCGAACAGCGACCCAATCTGGTCGGTGAACGCGTTCCGCTCCGAGAAGAACGACAACAACGACTTCACCGCCTGCTGGAAAATGTTCAACTCCTGCGGCGACGGCGGCACCGACGTCAAATCCTGCACCAACGTCGTCTGTGAGCGCGGGTCGGTACGTAGGAACACAATCTGATTGGGCAGCAGCGGACCAAACTCCACATACTCATCCGCGCCGGGACCGTCATACAACCGGAACGTGCCCGGGCCAAACAAGGTCGCATCCCAATACATCGGCTGGTCACCAACATTGACCATCGACACAAACCCCGACTGGGTGACATTCGCATTGTCGCCCGCCGACACTTTCCGCACCGGAGCTGGTGTCGCCTGCGTGATCAACGCGCCACCGGCCTGCATACCAAACCCAATACCCCGATAATCCGGGCCAAGCTCGCTACCAGTGCCGGTTTCCTTGTGCGACAAGATCGGCAACCCATTGCGCAACACTTTGAACATGCGCGGATCGCCCTCATACCCGGCAACCAGGGTGAACTTCTCCCCAATCAGCGGGGCCACCAGAAGCGGCCGCTGAAACATCACCGTCTGCGAGAAGTTGTTGAACCTCGACAGCTTGATCCAGTTGCCCTGCACCCGCATGCGGATGCCATTACCGTCCCAGTCTCCGTTGCTGTCGCGGCCCATGCGAGCCCACAGGTCGTTCGCCCCACTATCAGGCAGGCTCCACTCTTGGAACCCGCCGAGCACCATCGACACAACCTGGTTGTCGGTGTCGGTGTCGAAATCCTTGTACGGCCCGCACACCACCTCGCGGGTATCCGTTGTCAGCGGATCGTCCGGGTCGTCCCGCCACCTCGCCTGGTCACCATTGGCGTAGACGTACCCGCCGCCGTCACCCTCGTAGTACAGCGGCCAGTCCGCGCCGAGGTCCTGCGTGCCCGACGTGTCATAGTTGAACGTGTCGGTCATCGACTCATACTCGAACTGGAAACTCGCCGCGTAGTCGTAGGTACGCCAGAACCCCGAATCGGCCCGCAGGCGCAAACTTTCACGCTGCCGCTTGCCGATCTCCAGCGGTGCTTGCGGCGCGCCCTGGAACCACCTGACCGGCGCCCACCAGTGCCCCATGTCGTGGGTGAGGAAGTTCAACGTCGATTCCTGCTTCGCGTCGATCGACGCGACCAGATCGCGGTAGACCCTGCGCGTCCACTTCGGCGACCGGCCACGGCATTCCACCCCCACCTCAACCTCAATCGGGTCGTAGAGCGCATCAATATTGGTGATTCCGTCCTCGGTGGCGCCCTTCTGGTCGATGTGCTTCCACGGCGGGATCAACCCCTTGAGTGATGTGAGGTGCACCATCTCCGGGGCTACAACCCGGTCAGGGACCGCCATCCCGCCCATCATGTGGAAAGTGATCGACTCGTCGTAGGCGTCGAGCCACATCATCGGCTTTTCACCCTTGGCGAGGTCATACCATCCGTGCGGGGTTACACCAGTGGCGGGGTAATGCTTCTTAGCCATTTACCCTCCCGGCATGACGTACTGGTTTTGCAGGTGATACGCGATGTCGCGGCCTGTTCCGTCTTCGGTGGCGCGCTGGTTGTTGACCGTGATGTTCGTGTCGCCACCCTGGTTGACTTGGGTTTGACCCTGGCCTGTGGCCTGTGGGTCGATGTCCTTGCGCTGCTGGGATGCTTGGCCGGCCAGGTTCGGCAACGCCGGGGCCGCACCAGCAATCCCCCCGGCAATGCGGGTGATCCAGTTGTTGTTCGCCAAATCCGAACCACCCGTAGGCAAGAACGTTTCCATCAACCCTTGGGCGCCGATCGCGGCGACTTGACCACCGTACTCGATGGCACGGTTGATCAGCTTCACCCCAGTCTGCGCGGCCTGACCCGCACCCGGGGCCATCGCGTCCAGCGCCATACCACCGGCCTGCACCGCCATGCCAAGCGCACCACCACCGTCCATGCCGATCCCGCCGGAGCCGGACCCGGCATACGGTGCGACGTTCGCCCCGATGTTGGTGGTGTTCGTCGGGCCGCCGGTGAGCAGGCCTTGCGGTGCGCCAGCGGCCATCGGGCCACCACCGCCGCCTGTTGTGGGCAGCGGCGCAGGATTCGGCGCCCACGCACCCGACGACACCGGAGCTGGACCGGGCAGCGGACCCGCACCAGTGCCCGACGCTGGGCTTCCCGCCGGCGCAGCACCCGGGGAGGTCGCACCCGCGCCACCGGTCGGGACGGCAACACCAACACCGGCACCTTGGGCGGGCCAGTTTGTCACCGACACCGGAACCACGCCACCGGAACTGCTCGGCGGGAACGCCGTTGCGGACGGGGCGACAGCCGCCACCGTCGGAACGGACACCGGGGCGGCTGAACCGGCCGGGTTGATGTTGTTCGGGTTACCCGGCTTGTACCAGGCGTGAACATGGTCTTCGTGGTTCTGGGTCGGGCTGCCCCGGTCCTCCATCAGCCGGCCTTGCGGGCCGCGCCCGTATCCGTAAGAGTGCCGGTCGAAAATCGCGCCGTACACATTCGGGTCGTTGAGTACCTGCTGCAAAACCTGCTGCCCGACAGCCTTGTTCGGAACCATGATGTCCACCGCGCCGTTTTGATGCTCACCAAACGCATCAGCCGCGTGGTCGCCCACTTCCAGGCCCATGTTCTTCCAGAATGGAATCATCACGTTGTGCGCGAAGTCGCGCGGTGATTGCCCCGGCGTCGCCGAGGGGGCCGACGGGAGAGCCGTCATGGATACACCGGTCGTACCGGCGGACGGGTAGGAACCCCGGTCGTACTGGTTGTTCTGGTACTGCGGCCCGAACACACCCTGCGCGCCGAGCACACCCATCAACCCGTGCCCGCCCTGGGTCGGGTTATAGGCCGAAATGGCCTGCAACTGCCCCAACAACGGTGCCGCAGCGAGGTTCGCCACGAACTTCGTGATGTTCTCCGCGATCCCCGCCAAACCCTTCGAGATACCGAAATCCTGATCAAGCTGGGCACCGATCTGCCCCAAATCCTTGACATGCTTGTCGGTTTGCTTCGTCAGCTTCTCGTACTGATTCGCGCGGGCATCACTCATGCGCATCTCGGCGGCCTGAAGGTCGCGTTCAGCTTCGATCACATCGTTGCGGGCCTTGAGGCGGTCCTGCTCGGTGGCTTCGGTGGACTGCTCCAATTGGGCGGCGCGGGCACGCTTCTCCGCCAGTTTGTGACGCGCATCCAGATACGACGACTCAGCGGAGAACACGGCCGCGTCGGGTGGCATACCAGCAATCCCCGGCGGCAGCGTCGTGTCATACGGCAACACAGGCGCATCCGGCAGCTTCGGGCCAGAACCACTACCACCATCAGCCCCCACCGCGCCCGGGAACAGATCAGCCAACGGGCCATCCGCGGGTGCCCCATCCGAACCAGGCGCGCCGCCACCACGACGCCCGCGGCGATCCTCCACGGAAACATCCAATGGAACCTGACCGGGAAGGTTACCGAACGGGGACGCTGGACCGTTCGAGTTCGTACCCACAAGCCCTGGAATCGGAATGCCGCCAACCGTTGGCGTGCCAGGTCCAGACCCGCCGCCGAGCTGAGGAAGCGGAGACGGCTGCGGATCAACCCCCGTGCCGCCCTGAATGTTGCGGTCCCACCACTCACGGGCACTGCGACCCAACTGATCCGGCGTATTGGAGTGATTCCAGCTATCCGCACCTGGAATCGCGTTCTGAATGGCCTGTTCAATCTCAGGGCCGTTCTGCGCAACCAGGAACGCCAGCCACGCTGGGACCGCCACACGCGACAACGCGGCAGAGATTCCCTTGGCCGACTTATCGGCCGTCGCGGGAAGACCGGCCAATGTCGTGCTCACCGTTGAGAGAGATTGCGTCAGGGCCGTGATGCCAGCTATGGACTTCCACGCCACGAACGCGGTCACCACGTCCCCAACGCTGATACCGATCCGGTCGAGCATTTCGACTACGCTCGACAGCGCATCCCACAAATCCTGCGCAGTCTCGGCAGCTTCCTCGAAGGTGCGCTTGATGTCGTCCTTGTGCGCGACGATCCACGCGTTCAGGTCATTCAGCTTGTCGGTCACATTGTTGATCGACTTGGCAAGCGCGCCAGGACCCTCCGTCGTGTCCAGCGGGTCACCGAACAGCGCCGAAATGAAGTTCGCCCCAACACGACCCACAGCGGCATTCATGTTCGACAAGGCGCCGTCAACAGTGTCGGCCAGCTTCTTCGACATGCCACCGAACTGGCCCTCAATCGCCTGCACAAGCATGCCGAACGAAATCGTGCCGTCCTTCGACATCTTCTGAATCTCAGCGCTCGTCAGGCCGAACTCTTTCTGCAACGCCGCCTGAACATTGATGCCACGCTCATTGAGCTGCAACATCTCTTCAGCCTGCAGCTTGCCCTTGTTGAACACCTGGTTGAAGATGACGGCCAGGTCGCCGAACTTCTGCCCAGATGCACCCGCCGCGTCCGCGATCGCCGTCAACGCCGCCTGCAACGGGCGACCCTGCTTCACCCCACCAGCAAGGAACTGCGTAGCAGCCTTCGCCGCCTCGTCCAACGCAATCGGAGTGCCAACGACGACCTCGTTGATATCCGACATGATCGTCTTGACCTGCTCGGCGCTGTTCCCCATCGCGGCAAGGCGGTGCGATGTCGCATCAAGAGACTTGTACCGATCAAACCCCTTGAACAGGGCAACACCGGCGGCGCCGATAATGCCTGTCGCGGCCGCCGTGAACGCTGTGCCCAACGCACGACCAGCCAACGCGCCAGCCTTCGACGCCGCACCCTCATACCCCGACAACGCAGCCGAAAACCGGCCCGCCACAGGCAACGACGACGCAAGAGACGAACCAAACGACGAACCAAACCCCCGGCCCGCCGACACACCATGCGACGAAAAACCATCAACAATACGAGAACCGGCCTGTCGCGTCGCACGATCAACCTCACGCGACAACTGCTCGCCAGCATTACGCCCCGCAGCCGCAGCCTCCCGGCCCACATTCTCACCGATCGCACGACCAGCAGACGACCCCGCGCGCGCCCCAGCCGCCTCCATCTCACGCTCAATGTTCTTCGCCGCCACCGCAGCAGCACGCTCATCAAGACGGGAAATAATGTCCACGTAGATAGGCATCAGACACTCACCTCCCCGTCACCAGCCGAACAGATCGGCCTCAACCTCACGCTGCAACTCATGCGCCTCAACCGACGCACGCGCCTTCTCCAGCCGATCAACCGGATCCTCAAACGCAAACGGCTCGTACACAGCCTTACGACTCTTCGACGCATGAAACGACGCTCGAAACCTGGCGATCTCGTTATACGTCTCCGCCGCGATCAACTCCGGCTCAGACCAACGCCCACCACGAACAGCCCGCGCCACCGCACCATCAACAGGAGCGAAATCCACATACAACTCCCGAACGCGCTCCTCGGTGTTGTCCACGAACCGCACCCCGAACAGGTCCAGCAACTCCAAACTGGACAGCCTGCCCTGATGCCAATCCGCAACACTCAACCCGAAGAAGCGCCGCAGATCACTCGCTATCTGCCTCGGATACAGTCTCCAAAACCACTGGGCCTCCATCACTTTTCGAGTCGGACTCAGCTCGCTCCGCGATCGTGAAGCCCTGCTCCGTCCACGCCCGCCACACATCACGCGCACCAGCGGGACGCCCGTTGATCTTCTTCGACCGCAACACCTCGTAGGAGTCCATTCCCAGCACGACCTGAACGATCCGCACTTCACGCGGCGGAGACACACGCTTACCGTCCTTGTAGTACGGGGGGCCTTTCACCGCGCCGGGGCGGGTCTCCGCCGGCAGGACCATCTCGTTGCCGTCTCGGTCCTTAACTTTCTGCTCCGGGATGTACAGGTCAGGATCCCGGTCGTAAGTTTCGATCTCTTCGAGGTACGCCTCGTAAGCTTCCAGAGCGTCGTCGTCGAGCATCCGAAGATTCGGGTGAGGCGGGATCGACATCGTAGTTCCGTCGTCGAACCGAAGGACACGGTCAGCGAACGGGGAATCGAACTCGGTGGCCTGCTCACGGGCCGCGGCGCCATTGTTGGTGGGCTTCGAAGTAGTCATGAGAATTTGGGGCTTCCTTTCACGCAATCACGGGGCTGAAAGACGGGGCTGAGGAGAGGGGCCTGCCGGGTGGGGGCCAGCCCCGGACGCACCATGCGGCGCGCCACAAACACCCACCCGGCAGGGGCTTTTCTGGCTAGCTGCCGTCCGAGTACTGCTCAGCCCATCCGGGGCCACCCATCCACACGTAGAAGTAGCCGGGAACCAGGGCAATCGTCCCAGCCGGATCGGGCCGCATGAAGTACTCGTTCGGCAGCACCTTGTACGTCAGGTCCGCCGTATCAGGATCGGTCTTCGACCGCTGCTTGGACGCCTGGTCGTCCAGCTTCACCGCCGGATAACCCTCAGCGCGGTAAATGAACCCGCCCGAGGTGCGGCGCGCATACAGCAGCAGCAGCTGGTACTCCGCCGAGTCAGCGTCCAGCAGCGGACCCTCACCGTAGTCAGGGGTACCGGGAAGCGCGACCAGCGGATTACCGTCGTTGTCGCACAACGGAAGTTCCGACTCCAGTCGGTGAATCAGCGGATCGGCCGTACCGAGCGCCACGAACCGCACCGAATACGACTTCTCCGTCACCTCAGAATCGACCGGGAACTTCGACTGCAGCACCATCAGATCGTCAGAGGTGACGTCCGGTGCACGTTCCGCACCGCCATCCTCAGGGTTGCAGCCGATGTGCCACCAGCCCTCATTCGGGTCGGTGTTGTACTCGTACTTGCCGTTCACCTTGCGGCGGATGAAAAGGTCGTCGCGAAGCTTTCCGTCCTGCGCGTACGGAGACCACTTCACCGTCACGCAGTCATCCTCGAACGGCGACATGTCCGTCGCCGCGCCGCGGTTGTCACGAATGAACACCGCCTGCAAACCGCCACGCTCAATGAACGGCTTGTGAATGTCAGTGAATCCGCCGGCGGTCCAGTCGGTGCCGGTCATTGGCTGCGTCATAGGACGCTCCTCTCAGATCATGATGGGGGGACCGGATTGCAAAAAGAACTCCGGCGAAACAAAAAAGACCCAAGCCCCAGAAATCGGGCGAGGGGTCTTTATTTCTTTGGTTGTTTTCGGGCTGAAACTCAGGACAGGTACGGCAGGCCGACCTCGTATCGGCCCACGTACCGAACAACATGCGGATCGTCGCTGTACTCAACAGGAATCGGAGCCATCAACGACCGGCAATAATCAATCGTCACCAGCACACCCCCCGGAAGGGTGATCAACGTCAACGGATTCAACGACAGCTCGACCATCCGTTGATGCGTCAAACCGGCCTCCACGTCGGCGGCAGCATCACCAGCGGCGAACGTGTGCACAGACACAACCGCCACATCCTGCGCAACCTCAGGCGCATCCACACCGTCAACACGACGCACAACCCGGTGCGGCAACGGATCATTCGCCACCCTGCGCGTCGAAACCTTCCCCAGCGGAGAAAGCCACTGCACCAGCACGCGGTGAATACTCGGAGCGCTATCGATCGTCATAAGCGGTGCCGCCGAACTGCTTAGCCGTCTTCTGGGCCGGCGCATACTCGTCGTTGTGCACAGACCCAAACTCCACAAGGTGCGCCTGCGGATCGGTCGCGCCCACCTTGCCGCGGCCTTTGTTCGTGGAACGTTCCGTCACCTGAACCGAATCGCGGTAATCGCCCGACGACACCGGAGAGTTCTGCTTCCACGCGGCGGCAACCTCATCCATGAACTCGTTGACGCCTTGATTCACCTCGGGCAGCTTGTCGAAGTCGTCGAGACTGATACCGAACTTCGCCAGCGGATTCTTCTTTGTAGGGCCACTCGCCACAGCTAAGCCGCCTTTCGTAACTCGGCAACCAGACCCGGCGCCCAGCCGTGGAACCCCAATGTCCAGTCCCGAACCGCGACAACATCGAACACGTCCGCGCCGAACTCGACACGATCCTTCACCGCCACTGGTGAACCCACCGGCAAATACAGGTCCACATCGACAACTTCCGTTTCGGTCATCGTCGCCGAACCAACCACCTGAACATGCGGCGCCAACTGAATAGCACCCACCGGAACACCAGGCCCGAACACCGGGATCGTGTTCCCCAGCCCATCCGAATCATCACCCACGTGCGGGTAGTGCGTCACAGTGAACGAAACGGGGAACGTCACAGCCGATGCACCGTGATAGTCGGGATGGGATGCGCGAACCGGCAAACCTCGGCAAGCTCATCGGCCGTGAACAATGAGGTGCTTGAGACCCACTCTGCGTTGCGCTGAGTGAACGGACCAGCCGTGAATGATACGGCTTGCGACTGCATGGAACCGGGCTGCACTGTCAGATGTCGCGCAACCACAGACGCGACGAGCGCCGTGACGGCTTCCGGCGCGCCGCCGCCGACGTACTCAACCACCACGACCGTTCCGGTTACCAGTGGGCGCCCATTCTCGGATACGTCCACATAGTCACCATCCTGAGTGAAATCCACAGCAGCGCCGTCGATACCCTCAACGCTGCGGACCTCGACCACAAGGCCGGGAAGCCACACCCTGCCGTTGACCACGTTCGCCCGCACACGGGTGACGCCATCGGTGAACACTCGACCCGACGCGCGCTGGAACGCATCACTGACACGCTCCAGCAGCGCGCCGGCCCGGTCTGACTGCTCATCAGTGAGGTCCGCGGCGCTGGACAGCCCCAGCGCCGCGGCAACATCATCGGCAGTAGCGAGCACTAGCTGCCCGTCTTGTTGAAGACGACCACGCCAGTGGGGCGGACAACCTTGCCGCCGTACACATGCAGAGCACGGATACGGTCAGAGAAGCTGTCCTGATCCCGCAGAGCCTCAACGGTGTCGATCTGCGACACATACGCCGCCGCCGACGGATGGAACGCAACGAACTGCTCATCGTCGGTGTCCCGCAGGTTGTTCGACTCCACGATCCGGGCGCCCAAGAGGTTCCCGATGGTGCCAGCTCGCAGACCAGCAGCGTCGCCGGAGGTGTCCGCACTGGTCAGCTTCGACCCGGACGACCGCAGCCAGAACGCCATCTCCGCGTTCACGACAACGACACGCCCCACGTTCGGGACGTTCGCCTTCGTCAGCTCCTTGAGCGCCGTGGCGATCAGGTCGAACGCATCATCAGCGTCCGTAGGTGCCGAACCGCTCAGCGCGGTCCCGTTGTCCACCAGAAGATCGGCGATGAACTTGTCGGTGTCGGTGGCCAGGGCCGTGGCGCCCGCCCGGGTGTAGGCCTCCAGCGAACCAGCGACCTGAACCCGGTCGATGTCATCGACCAGGAAGTCGATCGACTTCTCCTGGTCAATGAGCAGATCGACGCCGGTGTCAGAAATGGCGTCCGCCGAGGTCTGCCGGCCAGCGGCCTTGTAGTCCTTGACGGTAGGTGCCACCACGCCAGCGATGTGCACCACGTTGCCCTTGCTTGCAGTGCCTTCGTACTCGCGGTTGACGAGGTTGGCGAAAACGGTCTGGGCGGTCCACTCCTCCAGGAGCATGTCCGACCAGAGTTCAGGAATGAAGTTGTTGAAAGCCATTTTTGGCTCCCTTCTGTGTTAGTGGAGTTCTCCACGTAGATAGCTGTCAAGTCGGCCCTCTTCGCGCGCCTTCTTTCGCTCGGCAGGCGGCAGCGCCGCGTACTCAGCCGGGGTGAGAGGCTTCGGGCCTTCAACCTTCTTGTCTGATGTGACTTCCGACGTCGGCACGGCCGACGATGCCGTTTTGGCCTTCAGCGCTTCTTCGATCCGCTTGTTGACGAACTCGTTCCACCGGTCGGCGGATTCGCGCATCTCTTCCTCGGTATCGCCATGAATGAACTCAGGATCGACTTTCGTTTCGCGCGCCACATCACTTCGGATGCGTTCACGCTCAGCCGTCTCGAACTTTCGTGCCAGTTCTTCGATCCGGGCCAGCGGGTCGTCGCCGATCTTTTCCTGCGACTCCCGCCACTTCTTGGCGTCCGCGAAGTTCTCCTTGGCTTGCGCCTCGTTCTTGCGGGCCATTTTCTTCCAGAACTCGACCGTCTCAGTTGGTTTCGGAGCTTGCGTGGGCTCCTCAACCGTGGCGGTTGCGTCCTGGTCGCCTGCCGGTTCCACTGGCTCCGTTACGGCGCTGTGTTCCGACGTTTCTGCTGTCACATCATCAGACATGAGGGTTTGTTTCCTTTGCGGATGGGTTTTCTTTGTGACATGCCCGTTACGGGCCATGTGTGCGTTATCCAGACCGACGGGGTCAGCGCTGGATGCTTCTGGGGCCTGAGAACTTCTGGTCACGCCATGCGAGGACGGGCCCAACCTCGCCGTGCTCCCGAGTGACGATCAACTTTCGGTAGTCAACGGCGCGTCCGCCGCGATCCGCGATACTCGCGAACGCCTTCACCTGGTCATGCGTCTCGTTGAGAAGCTCCGTGCTGATCGTGTCGAAGTCCATCCCCGGCGGGATCACGTCAATATCGCAATCACAGCCCGGATGAATGGGCATCAACGAGTTTTTGCGGTACCGCATGGTTGATGCGATGACACACAGCGCGCAGTTCTCGCTGCCGGTCAAGACGCGGCGGTAGAACTGGACACCGCTGCGGGCGAACGACGACCTAGCCTGGTGCGTCTTTGCAAGTTGCAGGTCGGTGCCCGCCAGGTTCTCGATACGACGCTGACCGGCCCGGAGTGCCGCTGCGACGCTCTTACCTTCCGACAGTGCCGTACGTGCTGTGATCACAGGTCGCGCGTACACCGTCTCCGACGGCACACCGCGAATCGCGGAAACCTCGACGGCCTGCACCGGTGACTGCTGGGTGACTTCTGCGATGTACACCGAAGTCATGGCCGCCATCGACTCTTGGGCCGCTTGGACAACCGGTGCCACCGAAGATGTCAGCTCTCGCAGTCCACTGTCAGACAGCGTTACCGATGTCCACGCTGCGGACACATATTCGAGCAGTCTGCGCCTCAGTTCAGCGGTCGCAGCCGCATACTCAGCGTGATCCATCTTCCTGGGGGCGCTGCACCGAGTTGCCGGCGAACAAAGTTATCTGCTCACGCGCCCTATCAAGATCGTCCTGCTTGATCTGATCGGCGTTGTAGTTCAGGATATTCCGCCGGATAGACGCCCACGACTCGCCGGCCGCCTTAGCCAGAGAGGCGGCAGCATACTTCTCCCCCAGCGTCACACGATCTGGAGATTCGAACGACACATCCACTGTGTCCTCAACGGCCTCGCCCTCAAGCTGCATCGCCTTGACCAAGATGGCCTCCAGGCCGATCTTCGCTATCGAAAGCCGATCCTGACACTTGAACAAGAAGCCCTTCTCAATGTTGTGCGCACCCTCAGCTGACTGGTTCGCGCTGTCCGGCATCAACATCGGCAACGGAGTCTTGGTCGCCGACGACAGCTGTCGAATATGCTCCTTTATCGCCGACAACATCGGAGTGAAGTCGTTCGGCTGCGATTCCCAGATATCAACCCCAGGGGGCAACTCCCACAACGCTCCCGGCGCGGCCTCAAAGATCGAGGCGTAGTCGATCGCGTTGCCGTTCTCATCGACCTTCGGCAACCCATTTTCCGTCGACTTCAACGCACGCTGACGGAAAGCCTGGATCGCCATCGTGGTCAACAACTGAAGCTCAGCCCGGTTGATCCGGTTGATGATGTCAATGTGAGGCTCCACCTCGCCCATGCCATCAGGGTTCTGGTACACCACCACCGGCGGCGGCGAGCCGGTCACTACAGCATCACCAACCGGAACCCACGAGTCTGAGATTCGCGTCACCAGCCTGCGCCGGGACGACGACTGCACAAAGCACGGACGGGCGAACTTTTGCCACCCGTCACCCGACCACACAATCGCAAAATCCGACTCGGCATCGAGGTCCCGCCACCACCGCATAGCGGACCTGATCCGCCACGGCTGCAGCGGGTCAACGCTGACAACCATCGTTTCAGGAGAGTCAGCTGTGATCGTCGCCGTACCGTCATCACGACGCCAGCACGTCAAATACGACTCGCCGAAGTCCAGCCCATACTTGACCCACTGCTTACACACGGAATCCATGCGGTTATCCCGCCAGATGCGCCGTGCACGTAACGCCAAATCACTATCGGCGGAACCACCAACCGTGATGCCATTCGGGATGATCCGGTCAGCAACAGAGTCACGCACCATCAGACCCCAGTTGGTGCGCGCCTCACGCTGAAACGAACGCCACGCCGCAGACGTGTTCCTCGTCAACTCGGGCAGCGGAGCATCCCCATTGGAGTAACGCGCCAACAAACGCACCCGCGACATTCCGTCGTCGATACGCTTCGTCAATACCGGGAGCCATTCCGCTGGCGTTGAAGCAGTCAACAGCTGACCCCCTCTCTGTCTCTATGGCGACTAGTAGATCCGTCTAGGCGCAAACACTTTCGGGCGCGGACGTGCACCATCACGACGCGCATCAACACACGCCTCCCACGACAACATCCCCGCCATCGCAGCATCAAACTTGTCGGCCAAACGGCCATCCTGCTTCTGCATCACCCACAGCGGCTGGCCTGTATCGTCCACCAGCTTCAGCTCACGCCGCCCCGCATGACCCATATGCTCAACAAACTTCGGCCGCCACACATTGGCAGCCAGCGCCGCGTCGCCAGTCGCCAATGCATCGGCATAACCCTGCGTCGCAGCAGCCACACGCCTCAAACTGCCGCCGCCGCCAACCGCCCACTCCACAACCCGATCCGGGAAACGACCCGCCCACGCGGCGATCGTCGAATCCCAGCCCCACGGGTCGCAGTACATGCGCCACACCTCAAACCGGGCCATCATGTCCACAACGAGCGCTGTCACCTCATGCTCAGGGACTTCCCACTCTTCGACGTTCTCGGGCCGCTCCCAACAGCCCAACAACATCTGGCGTCCCGTCGCAATCTCAGTGACCACGACAGCCGTCGCATCTCTCCACCGCGACCCGTCAAACCCTGCAGTGACGAACGCTCCATCCGGCACCGTCTCATCGCACTGCACCAGGCGCGTCATATCGAACGCCTGAGAGCCAGACTTACGCCACCGATTCAGATAGACCCGCTCCCAGTAAGCGCGGTCAATACCCGTGCGGTCGTAGTCCTTCGCGATCCGCTCAAACTGCCCCGGCCCCCACTCCCCAATAGGGCCAGTGGCATCCGCGACAGCGGCGACACGCTTCTCCACGGTGGACAGATCATCATGCTCATCACCGGCCCAGCGCCGAAAGAAGAACAGCGACGGGTCCTGCCGCTCACCCCTGGCGATCGACTCCGCCTCGGCAAGCACGTCCTCTTCGATGCTGCCCTGACCAGGCTGCCCAGCAGTCGACGTGTACAACGTCCACGGGTCCTCCATCGGCCGCTTCGGCATGTTCTGCAACATCGTCTCGTGCGCATCACGATGCCTCGGCATAAACAACCGGTGCGGCTCATCGAAATGCTGAAACGTCGTCCGCGCGCCATCGCGAGACCCCGGAGCATTCGACACAGCAACAGCGAACCCATCCTCGCCACCCGAAGGCGACAACCGGACGATCCGCTCCTTGCTGATATCAAACAGATCAACATCGGGGCCGTTCTCCAAGATGTACTTCAGCACACCGAACGCCAGCTCCGACACCTGCTCCTCGGTGACCGCCATCATCGGAATCACCGGCGACCGCACCGGCCGACCCACAGGATTCCCCGCGGCGTCAAAACCGTCACACCGAACCGGCGCCTCTGGATGCAACTCCACACCGCAAATCCACGCCGCGAACTCGGTCTTGGCTACACCCTTCCTGAGTTCGACACCGGCCCGCTCGAACCGCCGACGGCCAGCCAAACGGTGCCCACGCGGATACAACTCATACAGCCGATACACCAGCGCGCGCTTCTCGTCATCGAGACGTGCAGGCTGACCCGACAGCGACCCCGGACCGAACACCATCCGATCCTCAATGAAGTCGCACACCTGCGGACCCAGCGTCGGGAACGCCAAATCCACGGCCGGCACCTGAAGTACAGCCATCCAAGCTGCCTCGGTCGAACCGCTACGTCACAAGCTTCAGGCGCGGATCGTCACCGGGAACAGGATGACTCACGGGCGCGGCCTCCGACTTCCGCCGCTTCGACCCCTTCGCCTTGGAATCCTCCGTCGCCTCAATCTGCCACTCCAGACGGCGGCGAGCCAACGGATTCGTCCCATAATCGGTGTCAGCTTTCTCCAGCCGAACCTGAGCCTCCGCCCGCGCCTTCGCGGTATCCGCGGTCCAAAAATCGTTGTACAACATCGCCACACGAAACAGCCCGTTGATATCCGAATCGGTGTACTCCGGGGCCATCGGCGACGCCCAAATGTCATTCCACCAACGCACCGTCAACGGATGCCACACCACACCATCCGGCAACTCAGGAGCGACCACATCATGATCCGCAGACAACGTAGCCCGCGTCGACGACTTATTGCGCCGAGCGCGCACAGAAGGATCTTTAGGTAGGGGTGGCATGACATTCCTCCCATTTCGGGAATCAACAGGGTATCAGCAAAACCGCAGGTCAACCCCATTTCGGGGATGCCGCGAAACCCCCCGGTTCCGTACAGACCAAAATCTGCA